GAAGTCGTCGCGCGCCGCGTGCGCGCCCTGCTCGAAAAGACCACAAGCAACGGCTGCACTGAAGCTGAAGCGCTTGCGGCGGCCGAAAAGGCGCGCGCTCATGGACGCCTACCGGCTCACGCAAAGCGACCTGGAGATTGCAGCTGAGCCGATTGTCTCTGTGCTGAAAGCGCAGCTTGTGACCGAAGCTTATGCGAAGCTTGGCTTGCGCGCGAAACGCTACTCGGCTGGCTTGCAGCCTGGCAGCAGCTTCGACGCAGGGCGCGAAGCGGGCAATTCGGTCAACCTGCAACGTCCCGTCGGCGGGTACGGAGTGCGCGGGAGGCTTGCATGAGAGTTTGGCGCATCGAAGGGCCGGACGGGCGTGGCCCGTTCTCGGGCGGGCCGGCAGACGACCCTACTTGCTCTTGGCTGCGCGCGGCGAAAATGCCTAGCGCGATGTATGCGGATTTGCACACTCCGCCAAGCCCGGACGAAGACGGCGACTTGCGTATCGGCGCGGATAGGTATTGCGGCTTTGCAACGCTGATACAGCTTGAACAGTGGTTCCCCAAGGATGTGCGCGCCTATTTCCGCAGCTTGCCGTTGGCGCTCGCCGAGTATGACGTACCCGAAACGTTTGTGGATGTTGGAGACTGGCAAGTCACTTTTTGCATGGCTGATGCGCAAATTCAGCACGCGCAATCTCTCGCCGATGCGGTCATATTCGACTGACTAACCCACCCCGAGGAAGCGACACGCAAATGACAACCCATCACGTCACTTACAACTCGCCGAAAGGCAAAGTGGTTATCTCGTGCGCCGGTTTCGACGCGGCTGACCGCGCGGCCGCACTGGCAAGGAAGCAAGGGGCGCAGGATGTGCGCATTCTTCGCATCCGCGCGGCTGGGAGTGTCGCGGCATGAGCGCAGCGAACGGCGCCGCCGCGATGAGCGACGACGATTTCCTCAATCACGTGCTTTGGCTGGTCGTCGATGGCGCCGAAGCGCATCCCAGCACACGCAAGCGCGCGGCCGCTCTCGCGCAAGCCCGCTGCAAGGCGAGCTATGAAGCCGCAAAGGCACGCGAGGAGCTAGCAGCTACCGCAGATTGTCTGCGTGCTGCGACCGCGCGACGCGCGGTCCGAAGCGCCGAAGCGGTCAGCGGCTGCACCCACGACTTCCCTTGCCGGCATTGCACGGATTGCGATGCCGCGGAACGCGCCCACCTTGCCGCGCATAACCCGCCAGCCCAGCAATAGGAAAGTGAGAGATGCACACCCTGCGCGATCTACCGATGTGCTTATGGCACACCAATGTTGTGATCCCAACCGGGACGATTGTGCGCCCGGTCAAAGATGGGCGCGGCGAGACGCATTATGCCGTCAGCAATCCCGGCCTATTGGCCGCACTAACGGGCAACACCCATGATCCGCGATATTACCTTGTATTCGTGCCTGCGGATGCGGTGAGCGCACAAATTCCCAGGCCGGCGCTGCGTGGATTGCGACGCGACAGAACGCGCCCACCTCATGCTCACGCGCGGCCGGAGTTAGGCACATGAAATTCTATCTGACCCTGAAATCTAAGAACAAGAAGACGGGCCCAATCCCGGTCAGCACGTCAAGCGCGGATACCTGCCCGCCCGCGTGCCCGCTGCAAGGTAGCGGCTGCTATGCAGAGCACGGTCCGTTGTCAATGCACTGGCGCAATGTCGCCGGCGACCTTGGCGGAACATGGCAAGGCTTGCTCAGCGCCGTGCGAGCGCTGCCGAGCGACCAGCTTTGGAGGCATAATCAGGCCGGCGACCTACCGGGCGACGGCGACTACATCGACCCGCATATGCTCGCCGAGCTAGTTGAGGCGAACAAAGGCAAGCGCGGCTGGACCTACACGCACAAGCCGGTTGACGGTGCGAACGTCGGTAACAACTGTTCGGTACAGAGCGCGAACTATCACGGCTTCACCGTGAACCTATCAGCGAACAATCTCGAGCACGCGGATCGGCTTGCCGACTTGGAGATTGGGCCGGTTGTGACGTTGCTGCCGCAGGAAGTACACGGCCGCACAAACCTGCATACGCCAGCGGGCCGGCGCGTCGTCGTTTGCCCTGCTACCCACATGGCGGATGTCAGCTGCGCGACATGCGCGTTGTGCCAAGTCCGCGACCGCAAGGTGATCGTTGGTTTTCCCGCGCACGGCGCTACCGCGCGTAAAGCATCCCTGCTCGCCACCCCCACCCCAAGGAGTTAAGCTGATGCGTCAGACCAGCAACCTAGACCGTCCGATCCGCTTCCTGTCAGATATGCAAATCGCGGACCTGATTGAGCAGCTGCAAGCGGAAGCGCGCCAACGCACCAAGCCAGCCCCTTCCTTCGCCATCGACTTCACTGGCATGAACCATAACGAGTATTACCGCATCATAGTGCCGCAGATGCATGCCGCCTACGAAGCGCACCGCGCATGGGAGAAAGAAAATGCATAGCTTGAACGACTTCATCCGCGATCTTGTTGACTTGCAGCGGGTAGGTTTCGGCGATGCCACCGTTTGCGTCCGGGATAGCCGCTCCGGCGCGTGCGACCCGATCACTGGCGTCCGCGACGACACGGACACGAGCGCAGGGCAGGGACCGTGGGACCTCTTGCCTGGCGAAGCGTACATCGTTGTGAGTATCGGCTGATGCGCGCCCGGTTCCCATACCTCTGCCAGCTGGATGCGCAAGGTCGCGCCAGCTTCGACGACGCGGTTACCGTGCTCGTCACCCGCAGCATGTCACGACGCGCGGACCGTGAGCGCGCACGTGTCGCCCTGCAAGTCGAGCTTGGCGATATCACCTCTGACGAAAGGGATGCATTGTGAGCAGCACGACCGCGCGGCCCGCGCAAAAGGGCGAGACGAAAGTCACCATCGACGGCCGGACGGTAACCCTTGGCAAGCACACGATGGAGCCGGGAACGCGGCAGAGCCGTAAGGGCAGCTATGCGCGGCAGCCGGTGCCCGCGGAGCCTACCTCGCGCGGATGGGTGCGGTTATGAGCGCCGGCGCGCGGGTCGCGCGGGTCGCGCGCTACCCTTCGCCAGCCGTCGCGCGGCTTGACGATGGCAGCTATCGCATCCGGCAGGCCGGGCACGTGATCGCGCTTGAAGCGGCGCAAGCCGTGGAACTTGTGGGCGAATTGCAGAAGCTGCTCTACCCGCCGCGCAAAGCGCGCGACTGGGATTGCGTCTGATGCGCGCGCATCGCGCACATCGCGTCGCGCGCTTCTGCGCCGTCCAGGCGGCCTCGCTCGCGCTCGCCGTATGGACAATCCCCGCGGCCGCAACGTCGGTGCCCACACACTCGGCGCCGGACGGGCAAGGGATCTATGTCACCGCGCACCTCGGCACCCTACCGGGCGGGATGGACTTGCTTGTGGATACCGGCGCGGGCATATGTACGGTGCCAGCGAACGAAGCTGCGCTGCTGCTGCTCAAGCACGAAGCGACGCGTGGCCCGGCGATCGTCGCCGTGCTCGCGAGTGGTGAGCGCGTGAGCGCGCCGACCATCTTCATCGACAAGGTGCACCTCGGCGCCGTGACCGTGCTGAACGCGCAGGCTTGGGTGGGCGGGGACAAAGATTTGCCGGCCTTGGGCTTGAATGTCCTCCGCGCGTTCCCCACATTCGGTTTCACGGCACACACTTTGGAGCTAGGCGAATGACCGACGAAACCGCGCAACGTATCGCGAACGAATACGCGATGGTGATGTACAAGTTCGCAGGTTGCTATGTAAGCAATGTCCGCAATCAACCGGGGCGCGGTGCGCCTATCGCAATCTTCCATCCGCAAACCCGGCCGCAACCGCGCGACGCGCGTGAGCACGGCCTAGGCGAGCAGGTTGCTCGGGGCGGGCAAGGGCTGCTGGCCAAAGCGCATACCTCGGGGAGTGCGCCATGACCGGCTACGCTCTCGACGCCTACAACGCGCGCCGGCTCTGGAATTACCTCCGGCTGTTGGAGACGCGCAAGGCGCGCTTGCGCGATGTCGCCGAGGAGGCGGACCGCGCGGCGCAGGAAGGGAAGTTGCTATGAGCGCGCGCATGCCCTGCGGCTGGCACCGGCCGGGCGTCCTCGCCGCTTGGCGCGCTTGGCGCATCGCGCATCCTGGCTGGGCCGCGGCGCATGCCGTGGCGGCCTCCCTGGCGGGCGGCTGTGTGGTGGTAGCGATTTCCGCGCCCCATGTGCCCGCCGCGGCGTTTCGTGCGCCAGCGGCCCCCATAGCGGTTCCTGAGCCAAGCAGCCTGCTGCTGCTGCTCGCGCTGGCTTGCGTCTCTCTGCTCACTCTCTACCTCTGCCACCGGCGCACTCACCGCGGGCGTGACCCTGCCGGCACTGCCGGCGCTGCCCTGAACTCAAAGTAGAAGGAATGCCCACATGAGCGTATGCGCAACGGCGAAGGCGCGGCGGAAGGCCGCGCGGCAGGACCGGCTTGGTCCGAAGACAGGGCGCGGCCGCGGCGGAGTGCGCGGCACGGCGAACCTGCGTGAAGTGGCCGTGCGGCAGCTGGGCGCGGCGAAAAAGCCGGCGAAGATGGCAAACCGGGAGAAGTGAGAACACTGATGACGCTCCACCGCTACCACACTCTACCTGACTTCCTCTCCCAGCCCCGTGTAGAGCCGGAGTTGTTGCTGCGGCCCTGGTTGCCCTCCGGTGGGATTACCATGCTCTACGGGGCTCGTGGGGGCGGTAAAACCGGGGTCACACTTGCAACGGCGCTCGCGGTTGCCTGTGGCGTGTCGCTGCTCGGGGAAATGTATGCGCCCCAGCCGCGCCGTGTGCTCTACGTCGATGGGGAAATGGCGCCGACGGACGTGCAGAAGCGGTTGCGCAAGCTGCTCGCTGGGATGCCGGGGGTTTGGGAGACGCCGAACCTCGCCGTGCTCACGCACGCGGACTATGAGCACGGCATTCCTGACCTGCACGCTCCGGGCGGCGCCGGCCAGCAACTGATCGAGTGGGCGCTGGCGATGCACAAGGCTGACCTTGTGATCCTCGACAACATAAGCGCGCTCTTTCGCTCGGGCGAGGAAAACAGCAATGACAGCTGGGTAACCGCGGCGGAATGGCTGCTCAAGCTGCGGCGGGAGAACATCGCGTCCCTCCTCATCCACCATGCCGGCAAGCGCGACATCGAAGGGCGGCTGCGGCAGCGTGGCGCGAGCAAGCGGGAGGATCTCATGGACGCGGTGCTACAGCTTGACGAGACGGCGAAGCCCAGCGACGGGCGGGTGCCGCTCCGGCTGACCTATGAGAAGTTCCGCGGGTTCACGCCGGCCGAGCTAAGCACCGATTTCTCCCTTGTCTACGACGACGAAGCGGCGCGCGCGTGGATCGAAGATGGCAACTGGCAGCGGCGGGAGAACAAGCTGGCCGCGGATGCGCCGAAGTGGCTCGAACGGGCGCGCGAGCTATCCGGTCACGGCCTCTCCCTCCGCGAGATCGGCAAGGAAGTCGGCGCGAACTACGTCACCGTCTCCCGGTGGCTGAAAAAGGACGGGATCGAGCCGACGCTTGCCGACTTGTGCGAGGCGACGGCCGGAGAGCCGTAGGCACAAGATGTAGTAGGTGGGATGCCCGTTACGGTGTTTCACGCCCTTATAAAGAAAAAATAGCTGTAACGGACTGCTTCGTAGGGGTCACCCCCCGTCAGGGAGGGGGGTTCCCCGACTACCGCAATGCTAGGAGATTGACACATGGACACACCCCCAGGACGCTACCTCGGCAAGCCCTGCGCCGCCTGCGGCGGCACGGCGCGCTACGCGAGCAATCGCACGTGCGTCGCTTGTGCCGCGCACAAGGGCGCGGGGAACCGCGATCGTCGCGGCACGAACAACGGTGCGCTCAGCGCAATCCATCGCAACACGTGGCTCGCGCTCGCGTACCCGGAGCAATTCGACCGGGAGGGTTGGGGCTGGCAGGACCGTGCACAGACACTGTAGGCGGAATGCCCGCGCGCACAACGGCGCGCTACGCCTTGGGGGTCCGAGCATGCAAAGCTACCGCGCCAACGCTGCCGTCGGCGAGCCCTTCCCGGCCCACTGCCTCCGCGGCAGTGCCGTGGCGCGACTGCTGCATGCGCGGCGCGGGGTGCGGGATGGGCTGACGATCGCGGAAATCGCCGCGCACCTATCACGGCCCGCTCCCGCGGTCACCTACCAGATCGCCACCCTCGCGCAGTGGCTGGACCGCGCAGGCAGCGACTGGCAGGTTTGGTGCGACGGGGTGCCCGAAGCTTACGGCGTGGCCGCGCCTTGGTGCCCCAGGCCAGCCGCGCGGGTGCTGCCGGTCCTGCCCGAGCCCGATTTTATCAGCCTTTCCGATCTTTCTGAGGAATTCCCCGCATGACCCCAGCTTTCCGCTCTTGGCTCCTTGCAGCCGCAGTCGGCAAAACCTACATCTACCACACTGGCAATCTCACTGAGGATCGCCACCGCTACCCGGCCGCCGAGTGGATCGACAAGCTCGCCGCGGACGTGTGGCGGGCATCGGAGGCGGGGCTGGTCATTCTCAGCCAGCGCCGGCTGTATGGGATGGACGGCCACGCACTCTCCGGCTTCGACTACATCGCAACCCGGACGGCGGAGATGGCCGCATGAGCGCAGAGCCCGAGACGGTCCAGGACGCCTTGGCGTCCCTGAGCGCCGAAGAATGTGTACAAAATCTGGACGTGCTGATGTCCCGGCGTACGCCTTACTCGCAAGCGCAGCTTGCCGCGCAGATCGCTCTCTGGCGGCGCGAGCGGTGTGCGTGGGGGGATGCGCGGGACCAGCGCAGAGCCGCAAAGGAGACAGAGGAATGACGACGACTGCAGAACGCGTCAGCGACAACCACCGGGCCCTTATCGCCGCGCAAATCCACTTGCTCGGTATGGGTTACGCGGCGAACGAGGGTTTCGTCGCGGGTGGCCGGGCGCTGCAAACGCTCTTCCCCGCCTTTCCGACCAAGGATACCGACTTGTTCATCTTCGGCGAGCCAACGTCGGCGGCGCTGTCCTGGCTGTCCTCCCGTGGGGCGACGGAAGTCATCCACTCGCCCCAGGCGGCGGCGGTGGCGCGGTGGCCGGAAGTGTCGGAAGTGTCCAGCGCGTACGACCCGGCTATGGGCGCCTCCCAGAACTTCAAAGTGACGCGGAACGGCGAAGCGATCGACATCGTCTTTTCCAGCTTCAACGCGCCGGCCGAGGTGCTGCGCCACTTCGACCTCGGCGTGTGCCAAGTCGGCTACCTCTTCGCAACCGGCTTCACGATCATCGCACCGCCCGCGCTCGCGGACCTCGTTGCGCACACGGTCACCATCATGCGCCCTGCGCCTACCGAGAACAACACGAAGCGCGCGCTGAAGTACGCGCAGAAGCTGGGCTGGCCGATTGTCCGCACACCGGCCGAGGATGACGAAATTCCGTTCTGACTGGAGGGCAGCTGATGAAGATCCGCCGAATAGGCTGGCGTCTGAGCTTCAGGGAACGGGTTACGATCGTCCTAACACCCGGCGAAGCCAAAGCCTTGGAAGACTATCTCTACAACGACGAAATCTACAACAAGCCCGTCAGCCATGACGAGTTCATCCGCCGCTTCCGCCTCGATCTTCACAAGGAGACATCCCTATGAAAATCACCCCGACCTTCCAAACTGTTGTCCAGGCACAAGTCGCCTCGATCACCGTGCAACTCGACGCGAACGAGGCCGAGCAGCTGCTCGCCGAGCACACCAGCGAGGGCCCGCACACCACCACCCTCGTCAACGCGGTGAAGGTTGCGCTCGCTGCGACTAAGCCGGTCCAGGTGCCCGCATGAGCACTCTCCGCACCTTCGTCGTCCCGGTAAATGCCCGCGAGGGTTTCTTCGAGGCGGACGTGGTGACCTTCTACGGCACCACGGCATCGCCGAAGGGTATCGCAATCCTCACGCTCTGCGACGGCCAGCCCGCGCCGGCGCGCAGCGGCCTGCTCGGCCCGGACGGGCAGCCGCAGCTTGCCGCACCGAAGCGCCTCGGCGCGCAGCAGTGGCGCTACGTCGTCGCTCTGGAGGGCGAGGCGCCGCCGGTCTCCCTTGGCGGGCCTGAAATCCAGATGCAGCCGATCGGCGGCGTGTGGGCCGGCATGGGCGGCGTGTGGGTGTTTGTGGAGCGCGTAGCATGAGTGCGGCGAGCTTCCCGGCCGCCCTGGCCTTCACGCTCGGGGCCGAAGGCGGCTTCGTCGATGACCCATACGATCCGGGCGGTCCGACGAACCACGGCATCACGCTCGAAACCTTCCGCGCCTACGGCGGTGGTGGGGAGACGGTCGGCGACTTGCAGCGGATTTCGCCGCTCGTGGTTGCCGCAATCTACCGCGAGCGCTACTGGCAGCCAGTGCGCGGGGATGAGTTGCCCGCGGGCGTCGATCTCTCGGTCTTCGACATGGGTGTGAATGCCGGGCCGCGCCGCAGCATCGAGCTCCTACAGCGGGTGCTCGGCATCCGCACCGACGGCGAGTTCGGCCCGGAGACGCTTGCGCGGGTGCGTGAGGTTGCCGCAGCCACGGACCTCATCGCGGGGCTTGAGTGGATGCAGCACTTCTACTACGTAGGACTGCCCGGCTGGGGCCGTTACGGCAAAGGCTGGCAGGCACGCACGCTTGCCCGTCGCGCGGCCGCGAATGCCCTGGTGGTCTAGGAGTTCGCGAATGGCAAACGTTCTGGAATTTTGCTTCGGCGAAGCCGCAGTTGCCGCGATCGAAGAGCTTTGGGATGCGGCTTACGACGTAGGCTACGATGACGGCAGCGTCGGCGCGTCGCAGAAGGACGCCGGCGACCTCGAAGTGCCCTACCTCGCCGGCTATGCCGATGCGCTCGCGGAGCGCGGGCTGTGATCCGCGCGCTGGCTGAAGACGTGGCTTGCGCCTTCGCGCTTGGCTGCCTGCTCGGTGGCTGCCTCGGCATCCTCCTCGGCACCGTCGGGATGCTCTTACTCTGCGGAGGTGTGCGATGAGCGCCGCCAAGCGCAAGCCGGGTGTGCTCATGGCGATCCCGAGCGGCGAGGAGATCAAAGCGGCCACGGCCATGTGCCTGATCAACGCGGCCTTCGCGCTCGATCGCGCCGGCTACGCCGTCTCGTGGATCAACCAGTGCGGGACGATGGTAGGCTGGAACCAGGACCACCTTGCAACCCTCTTCCTCGCGGACAGCGCCAATGACCATATCTGGTACATTGACAGCGATATGTTCTTTGGCCGGGACGTTGGCGTGGATTTGCTTCGGCGGCGCCGCGACGTTGTGGGTTGCAATTATCGTACACGCAAGGACCCGCGCGTGTTCACGGCAAAGCACCTGCCCGGCCAAGGGCGCGACGAAGGGGGCAACCCGCCGACCCCCGGCAGCGCCGACAACTTCAGCGGAACCTGGGATACCGGCGTGCGCGAAGTCGATTTCGTCGCGACCGGGATGCTGATGGTCAGCCGTCGCGCGGTGGAAGCCGTCGCGCCCCCACGCTTCGAGACGCAGGATGACCCGGCGTGCCAAGTCGGGAATGACGCGAGCTTCTGTCGCAAGGCGCGGCTCGCGGGCTTCCCCACTTTCTGCGATTTCGCCACCTCCCGCAAGGTCGCGCATATCGGCAGCGCCGTGCTGCGCTGGGATCTCGGGCTCATCCCGCTCGGGGCGAACATGGAGACTGTACCGTCATGACGCATATCTCGCCGAGCACGCTGCACCCCGGAGCGGGGATGGACCCCAGCCCTTGGAGCAAGGCGTTGCCTTGGACCCTAAGTATCTGGGATAACACAGCTTACCAGCAAGCAGTGCATTGTTGGCGCCACTTCCTTTACGCCGGTATCCGAGGCCTGCGGCCGAATGTTGGGCCTTGGGGCCTCGCACCGATCGACCTCACCTTTGGGAGCCTGATCCATGATGGCGTGGACGTGTACACCAAAGCGGTCGCCGTGGGCTTGGGGGCCGAAGAGGCAACCGGCTTGGCCCTCTCACACACGCTCACCGCTTCCTGGCCCGCGGACGCCGAGCGCGATGTCTTCGGCGGCTTCTACGGCAACGTCTGGCAGTGCTCTGACCGCACGCGCACCGTGACGAAGAAGGGCATCGTCCGGTGCCCCTGGAGCTACAAGGAGCACCTTGCCGACGGCAGTGAGGCGGACGACTGCGGCCAGCCGATTTGCCCCCACTGCCGCAAGCCGGCCAGCCTCCGCCTCACCTATCTCTGCACAGAGAAGACGAAAAACCGGCGCACCCTCGCGCGCTCGGTCGTCCGGCTCTGCGACCACCTCACCGCTGGCAGCGTCCGCCCGCTGACGATGGCGGATGGCCGGATCGGCAGCGAGTACCGCTGGTTTCGCGAGCTCTCGATTGCCTCGCCGGACGGCAGCCCATACCTCATGTCCGGCAGCTTCGACGGCGTGGCCTCGGCGCCCGGCGTGCGCACGCTCGGGCCGGAGTACAAGACCACCCGGCGCAACCCGGACGAGGCGTTCTTCTCCGCGCTCACGATGTCACCCCAAGTCCACACCTACGGCTGGGCCCTCGACGGGGAGTTCGGCAAGGGCTCGCGCGTCATGCTCTATGTCATCCACGTCAACCCGCAGTTCTCAGAGATCTTCCAGAAACCGGTCTACATGTCACCCGCGGCGCTCGCCGAGTGGCAGGGGGAGATCGAACATTACGTGCAAGAGGCCGAACTGCGGGCGAAGCTCGCGCAGGACCTCGACGCGCGCGGGGAAGATCCGGCCGCGGCCTACCCGCGCCGGCTGACAGCTTGCAACGGGCTCCCCGGAGCCCCGACCACGCCCTGCCCCTTCCGCGACTTCTGCCGCCAAGACCCTACAGACCGCGAGCGCTTCATTGCCGACAACTTCCACGAGGACCGCTGGAACCCCATCGGCGCCAAGGGCGCGGCTGCACAGACACTTTAAGTGCACGTCCTGGCGTGCCGTGTGGCTGGGGGCTTACACACGTTAAACGTTAGCCCCGCCCCGCCCTCCCCTCGATGACACAAACCCCGAGGAGCTTACATGCCCGAACTCTGGACCCCTTCGCAGCGCTGGAAAGCCTGCATCGTTGCGGCGCCGAAAACCGGCAAGACCGGCTCGGTCGCGGCGATCGTCAACGCCGGATACCGCGTCATCCTCGCGGCCTTCGACCCCGGCTATGACATCCTGCTCAACCTCGTCGAGCCGGACAAACGCGAAAACCTCATCATCCTCCCGTTCGAGGATCGGCGCGGCTTTGCCGGCCCGAGCAGCAAGATCACCGTGGGCCTCGTCGGCGATCCCGTCGCGTTCCCCAAATTCGTCGATTTCCTCAACACCGGGAAGGCGCGTCGTGCGGCCTGCCAGGGCGGCGAGATTGTTGACCTCGGGGATAGCGCCGCCTGGGGCGCGGACACCTTTCTGGTCGTCGATAACGTCAGCAGCATGAGCACCGCGGCCTTCGCGCGCCTCCTCCACATGCAAGGCCGGAACAAGCAGTCGAAGACCCGACGGGATTGGGGCCTCGCGGCTGACGAGGTTGATGACGTGCTGATCCAGATGGCCGCGTCTGCCTACGCCTACCACCTCGTTGTGCTCTCCCACTGGTACGTTCAAGGGCCGCGCGAGTTCGAGGACGAGGATAAGAACAACCGCGCGAAATCGCAGTACAATAACGAGTTGCGCGAGTTGGAGAAAGACCTCATCCCGACGAAGCAAGTCCCGATGAGCATCGGCCGGAACCTCTCGCGGAACCTGCTCCGGCACTTCCCGACGGTCGTTTGGGCCGAGGTGACCCAGGACGGCCGGCGCATCTTCAACCTCGCGCCATCCGCGGTGCGGGATAGCGGTGTGCCGGTGCGGGCTGGCCAGCTTGCACAGACACTAAGCATCGAGACTGGCCTGCTTGAGATCTTCCGCGCCGTTACCGGCGCTCCCTGACGGGGGTCAAATGTGCAAGCTAAGGGCGCCGCAGTGGTCCAACTGCCTGCTGTGGGCGCTCGCCCGGCTGTGGAAGCGCGGCGGCTATCTCCTCGTGCGTCGATCGGGTTTCGGGCACTTCCCGCACTTCCTGTGGAGCCGGGACCTGCGGCGCGTCTGGTCGTATTGCCCATTGCAGCCGAGCCGGCGTCTGCTGCCGCCCCCGCTGTTCCGGGGGTATGTGAAGGGGGGTCAGTGATGCTGATCCACGGCCCTTGCGACACTTGTGAGCAGCTTGCCGCAGCGGTGCTCACAGCAGGTCCAGCTATCAACTATGTCAAGGAGAACCAGATGCAGAAATACCCACGGCGTCGCGACGTGCGCGACACTTGCGAGCGTGTTTTCGCGGCCCTCAGCGACCAACTCAACGATAGCGCCGAGTTCGGCCGGCTCTTCCTGACCGACCTGCGCAACCTGCTCCGCGACGGTATCAGCTTCGAGCATGCCGTGCTCTCTTTCGAGGTGATGCCGGCCGCCGAAGAGCCGGTCGCGGCCGAGCCGATCGACCAGCCGGTCAACAGCTTCCCGTACTTCCCCAGCAAGCTAGGGCTAACCGCCCTCTAGTCCGCCCTTACCGAGCCGCGGCGGTTCCGCAGCACCCCGAAGCGTAAGGAAATCCCCTCATGTCGATCAATCTGATGCACCGCACCCTCGCCGATCTCAGCAAGCCGGCTGGGAATATCCCGACGGGCTTGTGGAATAAGATCCGCGGGATCAAGCTGACCGCGAAAGAGGTCACGAAGACCAACCGGGACGGCGAAGAGTTCGAGGCCGTCGAGTTCACGCTGAGCGCCGAGGCCGTCGAGCCGTCCTCCTCGGTTGACCCGGACGCCTTGGCCGAGATCGACGCCGCGACCGGCAAGCCCTCCTACGAAGGCAAGCGCCTGTTCCTGCGCTACTCCGATGCGTTCCGCAGCGACATGACCACGATGTCCGCAGCGATGACCGCTTTCGGCATTCCCTCCGACACCTCGCTGCAAGCGATCGTGGACGGCAATCTCGTCAAGGGCAAGGTTGCCTCGGGCGAAATCTTCAACCGGGACTTCAAGCGCAACGACGGCAGCGATGGCGTCGAGCAGAAGGTGCGCAGCTGGGCGAAAGTCGGCACCGCGCATGGCTTTGCGCTCTAAGGGCTGAGCTAGACAGTACCCTGAAAGCGCTAGACCGCGTAAGCGACCTCAGGTTCCCGCGGCGAGGGGGTGCAAGGCCCCCACACTTTTGCCACAATTCGCATAGCCGGCACTTTTTGCTGGCCGGATTTCCAAGGGATCACGAAAATGATCGTTCGAGCCCCTGGCCCTGGGCAGCAAATTGCCCAAATCCCTGACCGTAACCCCACCGCTTCCGAGTTCATCATGGTCGGCAGGTGGTTGCGCATGATGTGCGACCGCGCGGTCATCGCAGGCGAGATCATCGACATGCCGTGGAGCGATTGGCCGGCCGCGACAGAAGGCGGAAGCCTATGATCCGCCAACAACTTTCGGAGCAGAAGCATGGCGTATTCTTTTTGCTCGACCGCCCGTCCGACGAAGACGATATCAAAGGCTTGCCGCTGGTTGGTAGTGATGGGCATCTTTTTTCCCGTGCTCTGCGCGCAAGTGGCCTTGCTCTACCTGACGATATCCCTGCTGGCTTTGAGCACGCGGCTCTCGGCGAAACTCGCCGGCTGCTCTGGGAACGTCGCGCGCACTCGTTCGCGTGTCTTTATGCGGGAGGTGCTGAACGAGATCGGCAGGACGTGGCCGCATGCCTGACACCGGTGGGGGTTGGGACCCCTATTACCGCGTCGGACCTCCAGCAGGCGGCGGCGTGGCTCTGCCGGACGCGGCCGAACGTGCTGGTGCCTCTCGGGGAGGGCGCGCTTTGGAGCGTCACTGGGCGGACCTCGATCGACGATTGGCGCGGGGCCGCGCGGCTCGTCGCGCCGAACGCGCCGATTATGAGCGTCGCTACTGCCGAGCAGCAGACGGTACTATCTGCCCTTAAGATCCTCCCAACCTACCCGCCCGAGCGCGTGCTCAAGCAGTACAAGCTGCTCGTCCCGCTCATCGCGGACCTGATGAAGGTGCGACATGAAGCTGCTTCCCCTGAATACACGCCGAGTGTGGTTGCCGTTTGGTTGGAGCCTGACTTGGCGGACCTGGCGGACTTCTACCGAGATCACGTTGCGCCGAGCCGGCTCATCACCCTCGACATCGAGACAGCAGCCGGACAAATCGTCTGCGTTCAGATCGGCGCCGACGCCCGGACTGCCCTCGTCCTACCCTTTGTCGATTACCGCAAGTCCGACCGAAGCTACTGGCAGTCTGAGCGAGACGAGCAGTTGGCATGGGATTGGCTGAGGCAGGTCTTGGACACGCCGCAGCCGAAGCTCGGGCAGAACTTCGCAGCCTACGACGCCTTCTGGCTGTTGGATAAGGTCGGGTTCGGCATCCGCAACTACGCGGAGGACCTTCGCCTGATCCACCACATCCTCCAGCCGGAACTGCCGAAGAGCCTCGCCTTCATGGGCTCGATGTACACCGGGATGCCGAGGTGGAAGTCGGACGTGCACCACGGCCAGGGCGGCACGGCGGACAAGAGGGACGCGTGATGCAACTCTTCCTTCACACACCGCTGCCCGAGGCGATGAATGACCCGGCGACGCAGCTGGTCATCGACGTGGAACTCGGCGGCGACTGGTACGAGATGCGCATGCCGCTGCACCTTTGGTCCCGCTTCCTCCTTGGCGGGGAGCTTGTCTCCGCAGACATAGAAAGGTTGCCAGATGCAGGACTTGAAGAGTGACGGCGTTGTGTTGCCGTGGACCGAGGTGGAAATCTATATCCGCGCGCCAGGCAAGCGCACACATAGCTTGCGCATGGCAATCTCCGACTACGAGGTTGCGATGATCGGGCGTGGCCAGCAGCACGCATGGGCTGATTACGCGGCTCGGCATATCACCGAAGCGCTCGTCCGGGCGGTGCGTGATGTTGCTGGTAACTGACCCGGCCGAGCAGGGCCTCGACGCGCAGCAGCGGTATTGGCTCTACGGCGCGAATGACTGCCTTGGCACGCGCATGTGCTTTGACGTTCTCCACCCGCAACTCGCCGGCGACGACCTTAAGCTCTACCGTGCGGCCTTCGCCTTCCAGGCGCCGTGCCTCGCGATGACCCTCCGTGGCACCCGCATCGATGAACCGGTGCGCCGGGCCGCGATCGTGCAATGTGGGAAGGACGAGGCCGCGGCGGTCGCCGCGCTCAACTCCGACCCCAAGCTTCTGGAGATTTGGGATGTCAAAGGTCCACGGCCAACCGGTGATAATTGCGGGCTTCCCGAAGGTGTATCGCGAAGACGGCACAACTGGATACCTCGTGGTGGTGCCCCTGAAAGCCAGGTTTGCAAATCGTGCGGAGGCGGACGCTTGGTTGGACAAGCTTTCAACCCTCACAGCCCTTCCCAATGCGCCCACCTCTTCTACGACCTCCTTGACCTGAAGCGTCGGTACTCGCGGAAGGCGAACGAGAACGGCCAACGCGTTGTGACCACGGACGACGAGGCCCTGGAAGCGCTCGCGAACAAGTACCCCGAGCACGCGGCGCTCGTCGATCACATTCTCCGCGCGCGTGGGCTGCGCAAGCAGAAGTCCGCGCTCGATGCGCGGCTCGATCCCGACGGCCGGTGGCGCTCGACGTTCAATGTGTGCGCCGCGGAGACGGGGCGGATGAGCAGCAGCAAATCGCCTTACCGCACCGCGAGCAACATGCAGAACATCAGCGACAAGAACCGCGGCATCTTCGTCGCCGACCCTGGCCTCGTGATGTTCTATGCCGACTTGGAGGCTGCGGAAAGCACGCTGATCGCGCACGACGCACAATGCCCGCAGGACATCGAGGACCATGCCAATGGCGATGCCCATACCTTCCTCGCGAAGACGCTATTTCCCGATCTCCCCTGGGGAAGCCTACCCGACCGGCAGGTTGCCGACATGCCAACCCCCTGGGGCGGCGGCAGCCAGTCAGCCATCTACAGGCAAATCGCCAAGGTCACCCGACACGGTACTAACATCGGCATGTCCGACAACGGCGTTGCCCGGCAGCTGCACGTTAGCCGAGCCATCGGCAAGGACATGCGCGCGCGGTACTTTCAACGCTACCCCGAAAACCTTGCGCGCCAGATGGAGATCCGCCGAACTGTTCGAGATACAGGTGTGCTTGTCGGACCGCTCGGGAACACTCGACGTTTCCTCGGCCGTCTTTGGGAGGATGACGTTCAGCGTGAAGCTCTCGCCCAAATCCAGCAGAGCACCGTCGCTTGGATGCTGAACCTAGCAATGTGGAGAGTGTGGAATGAACTTGACACGCGCCTCAATATCCGAAGCACTCCGCGCCCCGGTGATCCAAATCGAGTGTGGCTGCTTGGCCAAATCCATGACGCTATCCTCGGCCTCGTACGGCCAGGGGACGTTGATGCGCTGCGTCGCGTGCGGGAAATCATGGAAACTCCCATCGTGGTGCAGGGTCACCTTGTCCGCATCCGCGCCGAGATCTGCGTCGGCACCAACTGGCGACACGATCAACTTGTAAAGGTGAAGCTGTGAAGACTTGCCGCCGTTGCGGGGAGACGAAGGCGCTCTCCGACTTCTACAGGCAAACCCGGCGCGCGGATGGGTTGCAGTCTTACTGCAAGCTCTGCGCCCACGCTGCCGTCGCTGCGCACGACCAGCGCATCCGCGACCTAGCTAAAGCCGCCGTGCGTGCCGGCCTCACCCCGCTGCCCCCAACAGAGGAAACTCAAGCTCATGACCCATCCCTCTCGCCCACCGATTTGGCACAAGGCAGTGCAGCAAATCAACATCCGCGACGGGGTGATCCTCGTCGGGAGCGATTGCCACTACCGGCCGGGGCAGCCGCGCTCTACAGCGCATGCCGCTTGGGTGCGGCTCGGCCACCTACTGCGGCCTCGCGCTATCGTCGCCAATGGCGACGTGATGGACTTCCCCACAATCTCTAAGCACCCGAGCATCGGCTGGGAAGATCGGCCGAGCGTCGCCGGGGAGATTGCCGTCGCGCACGAGCGCCTAGCCGAGTTCGAGGACATGCAAGCGCTGCTCTACTGGACCGCGGGCAACCACGATCTACGCTTCGAGACTAACCTTGCGAAAGTCGCCGGCGAGTACGCGGAGCTTCAAGGCTTCCACCTCCACGACCACTTCCCCGAGTGGTTCCCCTGCTGGATGCTGGAGATCAACCAGAAACGTGGGACGGGCGCTTGCCGGATCAAGCACCGGTGGAAGAGCGGCGCGCACGCGAGCTACAACAATGCGGTCGGCGCCGGCTGCTCGATCGTCACCGGCCACTTGCACAACGCGAAGGTCACACCATATAACGATTACAACGGCGTGCGCTACGGTGTGGACACGGGCTGCATCGCCGTGCCCTACGACGAGCAGTTCATCCACTACACAGAAGCCAACCCGGTGAACTGGCGCAGCGCGGTGACCGTGCTGACCTTTTGGGACGGCACGCTTCTGCCTCCCGAGCAACTACACGTCCTTGACGAAGCCAAGCGCACGACCGTATTCCGCGGCGTGGTTCAGACAGAGGTGATCTGATGGCCAAGTTACCACCCTACATCGTCCACGGCCTCTACCTACTCGTGATCCGCGAGGCGGACGGGAACGTCGGCGGGCTGCCGATCGCCCTGGACGATGATGTGACGGACATCGCCGAGGCAGCCCGGAAGGTCTACGCGGAGCTTGCGGAGGTTGGCAGCGGCATGCGCGAACCGACGGAAGCCGAGTATGCGCGGTACTGCGGCGAGCTCGCAGCGCAGCATCAGGCAAGCGAGCTTCGCGTGGCCATGCACGGCCGGGTGAAGCACGTCGCGCTCGACCCCGCACGCCTCGATGCGATCCTAGCCGCACACCGCGGCCGGGTGGGAGGTGACGCATGAGCAGCTACGTGTGCCTGGACTGTGGGGAGAGGGTGTCGAAGATGCTCGGGCACCTATGTGCTAGCCCGCTGTCGGCTGCGGGATCGCCGAACCCCAAGCAAGCCTACGGGGATCGGAAGGTGCCCTTGCACCTAAACCCGCCCGCGGCCCTCGCCTACATGGCGCTGGGCTTCCGGGACGGCGCCGTGAAGTACGGCCCGTTCAACTGGCGGCAGACCAGCGTCGAGGCGCAGACCTACATCGGCGCGGCGCTGCGCCACCTGCTCGCATGGCAGGACGGGGAGGAATTGGCGGACGACAGCGAGTTGCCCCATCTGGCCCACGCCCTCTCGTGCTTGGCGATCTTGGTGGATGCGCAGACGGGCGGCTTCCTGATCGACAACCGCCCGCCTGCCGGGGCGATGCCTACCGTCCTGGGTCAGTGGCAGAAGCCCGGCTTGCCGCAGCACCCCCCGGAGCCGGACCGTCCGGTGCCTGTCGAGCCACCAGGGATGCCTTCGCCGCTCGCTGAAATCCACGACGCGGGTGAAGGTGGCAGCTTCATGTCGAACCCAGGCAGCTTCACCCCGGCACACCCCTGGTAACGCCGCCGCGCGGCCTAGCGCAGACAAAAAGAGAGCCCCATCGCGGGGCTCTCTTCGTTTGTGTGTGGGGGCCGAGAGCTACGCAGCCGGCTTCGATTGCAGGGCCCGCAGAGCGGCCGAAGGGTCGGTCGCGAGCAAGGCAAGCTGGAAGCACGTGTCGCCGATGGCTTCTAGCGCGGCGTGCGCGTGGGGGAATGCGGGAGCAATCTGCTTCGCGGTGATCGTCGCGGCGTAGAGGAACATCGCGGCGTGTGACGTGACGTAATCGAATACCTTTGGCATGGAACCTCCGCGGTGAGGGAAGGAGAAGATCACAGCCCGCCAGCAGCGCTGACCGGCACACTCACGTTCGTGGTCGGGGTCGTCGTGGTGGTCGGTGTGCTTGTGGTCGCGCCGCTGGTGCTGACGCCGATGCAATCAACCGTCACATGCCCGGTGGTCACGTGTGCCGCGACCGCGCCCATGTCGCAGTCGGCGAAGAAACGGGCACCGGAAGTGCCGTCGTTGACGGGCTGGCAGGCAGCGAGCATGCCGGCGAGCGCGCCGAGGAAGAGGAGATTACGCATCATTTCGGAACCTTTCCGTGGAGCAAGCGCCAGACGCCATGCAGACCCAGGATAGCACCGCAGGTAACTGCGGTAAAGGAGAAGACGGGGAAGAGGTCCTGGTAGACAGCGCCGAGCACGCCCCCCAACAAGCCCAGCCCGCCCTGGAGGGCATCTACCCAGGGATGGTGCGGCATTGGTAGTCCCTTTTTTGACACGAGCATCATAGCAGACGGCCGAGACGGTGCGCCAGCTGGGGCGCTGGTTAATAAAAAGCTAAGGGCTGACCTGCCCTTGGCCGAGGTTCGGCGTGGACGGCGCGGGGTCCAGCATCGAGCGCGCCGCGGTGATCCCAAGGCCCTGGAGCCAAGGGGAAATCCCGCCGGCCCATTTCTGCTGCGACGGCCCGCCTTGGACCGGCGCGAGGAGGGCGCGCAGCTTCTCCGGGTCTTGCAGGGCTTGGCGCAAGGCTGCGCGGGTCGCGCTCGCCGGGTCAACCCGGCCGAGCACGCGCGAGAGGCCGGAAGAGATCTGCGGGAACCACTTGCCGCTCAAGCTACTAACGATCGCGGGCACCTGGATGCCACCGCCGACGTTCAGCTTGTGCCCGAGGGTCTGCGTCGCCGCGATGCGGAAGAGCGCTTCGGCGGCATCCGCGAGCGGCCCCTTCCCCGTCGCTTGCTGCACCGACTGCGGCAGGTTGACGTTGGGCGCGGTGTTCAGCCGGTCCTGCAAGACCGCGCCATTCACCATCCGGTCGAACCGATCGCCCCAAGCCGGGTCGTCTGCTTTGGCGAGGGAGTACGCGGCGGCAACGCCGGGCCGGGCCAGGAACTGCTTGATCGCCGCGCCGCTGACGGTACTGCCCATCGTTGTCGGTGACTGGCTCTCGCCGGCCGTGTACGCGCGGTCCCAAAGCATGCCCTGGAAGCCGCGGTAGCTGGCCTGCCCGCCCTGCTTGACGATGCCGAGCAGCTGGCGCATGCCGCTGACCGGTGCCTTCCCGTTCAGCACACTGTCCAGCCGGGGTCCGGCCTCGCCGCCGAGGAACTCGTTCGCGGCGCTGCGTTGGATGGCATCGAGGTCATCTGAGGCAGCTGCCCCCACCTGGGGTAGCTGGTGATCCATCAGGTTCTGATACTGCATTAGCCGACCGTGAAGCTCGGAGAAGGTTGGGTCTTGTTGAAGGTTCTGGAAGAACGGCTGGCGGTTGCGCAGCCATGCATCGCCGAGGTTCTTCCCTCCGGCAACGCGGGAGTTCAGGTAGCTCTGGTGCAGGTAATCTGCAATTGTATTCTTCGCCTGATCAATCGGTGCGATGCCGGGATTGCCCCCGACGCCCGGTACGGCACTGCCCATCCCCGGTGCGGTCGGGTCGAAGGTGCCCGGCGCTTGCGCGGCCGCGTCCGCGGCGCCCGTCCTGAACTGCAACGCCTTGGAAAGCTCGTCTGCCATCTGGCCGGCGTACTGCGACTTGCCGACGTACTTCTGGATCGCCTGGGCCGGCGAGACGAGGGAGCTTTGGTTGAGCAGGTCGCCGACCGGCCCCGTCTCGAAGGTCGCGTGGTGCGTCGCGGCGGTGCTACGCGCGGCGAGCAGTGAGGCGTAGTTCCCGTTCAGCAGGGACGCTTTGTCAATCCAGCCCCGTACGGCGCCCTGCATCGCCGCGAGGTTTGCGAGCCGGATGCGCGAGCCTGAGCCGTCCGCCGCGGTGAGCTTGTCCTGTTCCTGCCGGTACGAGTTGCCCAGGTTTGTCTCCAGCGAGAGCGCCCGGTCGATCGACATCTGCTGCGGGAAGGCGGCGTTACTGCCGGCCGTGAACTGTGAGCCCATCGTCGCGGGATTGCGGTTGCCTTGCTGATCCCACATGCCGCCAGGATTGCCGTCCTTGTAGAGCGAGGCGACCTCGGCGGTCGGAATGTCCTTCGGTAGATTGCCGCGGGCCTTCGCCTGACCGAGCGTGCTCTCCAGTGCGGAGTAGAGCGGCGCGGTGTCGTGCGTGGCGTCGAGTTGGCCTTGCGCACGTGCGACGGCATACCCGTCATCCACCATCGTCTTGCTGTCGTCGCGGGCCGCTTTCAGCTGATTGATCGTCTCGGCCGCGAGGTCAACTTCGTTCCCGACATCACCTTCCGCAAGCTGCTGGCCGGTCGCGCCGGTGCTCAGCTGGCCGATCCGCATGCGGGCTTCGGCCTCGGCGAGTGCAACCCGCTGTGTGACGATCGTCTGCGCAGCCGACTGGTGGTTTTGCACCGCCTGGACGGCATCCTGCGCGTCGCCCTGGGGCCGCAGCGCATTCATCGCGGCGAGATTGCGCGGCTGGTCGCCGTTGACGAAGTTGTTCTGGATCTCATCCCCGCGGTGGAGAATGTTGTAGGCCATTTTCTGCAACGGCGCCGAGGAGGTTTGCAGGGCGGCTGGCACGCTTGTGCCGCTGGGCAGGGGCGCTGCCGGGCCGGGCACCTGCCCCGGCTCCGCGGAGAACATGAGGTCGGGTGCTCTCGCCAGCGCGCCGGCCTGCGCGGCGGCAGCCGCTTTCGCTGTATCCGCGGCGGTGCGCGCCGTGGCATTCTCGGCCGGCGTGGCCGCGGGGCCCCCACCAGCTTCCCCCACAAACGCTTTGTCGAGTGCGGAGCGTGCAAGGTTCTCGCCCTGCGCCGCGGAGGACGCCTTGGAGAAACCGGCCAGTCCGACTTGCGCTGCCTTCTCCACACCCGCGAGCATCGCCCCGCGGAGGCCGAGGCCCACCGGGATCGCTGCCGCTTGCGCGGCCGCTTGCGCGCGTGGGTCCGAGGTCATCCGCCCGGCCACATCTTCCGCCAGTGCCACACCCGGCTCAAGCAGCGCGGGCTCGGCGACATGGCGCCAGAGGAGGGAGAGGGCTGACTTGCCGGCGGCGTTGAGCGCGCCGTCCGCGAGCGAGCCGGCGACGGCCGCGCCTTCGCGGGCCAAGCCGCCCGGCTGCAACGAAGCGCCGACGAGGTTCGCGCCGCCCGCGACCAGGTTATCCAGGATGCTTGTGTCGCCGTATTCGGGCGGCGAGCGCGTTTCCAACCCGAGCGCCTTCGCGCCCTGCGCCGCAAGGGCCGAGCCCTGCCCTTGCGGGCCACCGACAAGTGCCGGGCCGATACCCGGAATGCTGCGGATGAGGTTGAGGTCGGCTTGCGCATGTGGGTTCTTCGAGATGCCGCCAGTGTTCGGATCGAGCACACCGGCCTGCGGGTCCTGCACGCCGCCGCCTGCCGCCACGTCCTGGCTCTGCATCAGCGCGCCGGGGTTGGCTTGATAGTAGTGCTGGATCGCGTTCCACCCATCCAGCAGATGCGCGGGCAGCCACGTGGCACCGGAGTAGAGGGAGCCGGGGATCGTCGTCAACGCGTGCGAGAGCGTGCCGAAGTTGGCGGTGTCCTGGGAGACTGCGGTGCCAGGCTGCGCCGCTACGGCCGCGCCTTGCGCCTCTGCCGGGTCGGGGGCCAGGAAGTCTTGCGCCGCGTCCAGCGCGTGCGCCGGCTTGTTCGGTTGCACCGTCGCCGGGACGCTGAGATGGTCGAACTGCCCGCCCGCTTGCACCGGCGCGGCATCGTCCGCGAGGAAGGCTTGTGCTGCCGCACGCGCCTGGAGGTTCGGCGGCGCGGCCTGCGTCTGCTGCCCCAGGGAAGCGCGGAACGCGGCCACCGCGGGCAGAGCCTGCTCCGCGTACCGCTGCGCCGTGGGGATTTCCGTCTGTTCGGCGGCTGCGCCGGGCCGCTCGAAGTCGTGGACTTGCGAGGCTGCGGCCTGCTCGGCCGTCTGCGCATTCCAGAGGTTTGCGCCGGCGTTACGCTCGTCCGTGTAGCCGGGCGTGTGCCCGTGCATCTCCATGATATCGTAGGTTGCCTGGGTGGCCGGGTCGTTCGGGTCCTTTCCCGCAGCCTTCGCATACGCGGCGAAACCCTCTGCGCGGGAGCCGAGGTCTTGGGAGATCCCGGTCGCGCCGCTCGACTGGTTCACCGCTTGCGGGTTCATCCCGCTCTCGAACGCGCGGGTGCCGAGCATGCCGGCGACCTGGGCATCCGAGTAGCCGCCCATCTGCATCGCCGTCTGTGCATACCTCTGCGCGTTCGGGGAGAGTTGGGGCGCGGCGGGCGCTGCGGGAGCCGCGGGCACGTCCACCGCGGGCGCGGTAGCTTCGGTATCCGGCGTATCGTAAGGGGTCTGGTCAGCCATTACTCACCTTCGGAGGTGCCGGGCTGGTTGGCCTCGGCGCTGTCGGCAGCGGGTTGCGCGCTTGCGGCCGCAGCTTGCGCGGCCTGGACGAGCGGCAGTGCGGCGGCGCCGGCCGCTGCCTGGGTCTGCTGGGTTGCGGCAGCCGCCTGGGTCTGCTGCGTGACCGTTGCCGCGGTGCTCGGGTTCGGTGGGGCACCGCCGGGCAGGGTCGTCTGCGAGAGCGGCGCGGGTGCCGGCGGGGTGATCCCTTGCGAGGTCGGCGTGCCAGGGACGATGCTGCCGGGAGCCGTGGCGGCGGAGGGTAGGGGCGCGGGAACGCCGGTGCCGGGCTGCTGTGCCGTTTCCGCGGTGTAATCGCTGGCGGGGTTGCTGGGCGTGCCGGTGCCTGCGGCGCCCTGCTGGGCGGGCGCGGGCGTGGGGGAAGCGGGTGGGCCGGCTGGTGTGGTAGCCGCGGAGGCCGCACTCTCACCAGCGGGGCTTTGAGCGGTTCCGGGAGCAGGTTGCTGGTTTGTACCGGCCGGTGGGGGCGTCTGGCGCTCTTGCGCGCTCGCTGCTGCGGCGCTGGAAGCCGCCTGCTGGCTCTGCGCTCGCGCGCCCTGCTGCAACCCGGTCGCAATCCCGGCCACCACGTTGTAATCATCGCCGAGCGCTTGTTGCCGCGCGGCCTTGGTCTTGCCGGTGGCGGTCGCTTGCTGGATCACCTGATTGCGTTGGTCATCGGTCATCCCCTGTGGGAAGTTCCGGGCCTGCCACCACGCGCCCTGCTCGTTAATCGTCGGGTCCGGGTTGTGCATCGTGTACTGCGAGGTCTGGTAGCCGTTCGGGAAAATCCCAGCCTTCATCAGCGCCTGGGCCGAGGTCAGCGGGAAGCGCGCGCCCATCCGTTGCGTCACGTCGTCGGCGGCCTGCTGGCCGGTCGTACGCAAGACGCTCTTGAACTGCTGCGCATACGCGGTCAGCGCGCTTGGGGCTTGCGCGGGCGAGCCCGCGAGCGCCTCCCAATTCGCCGTTGGCACTTTCGCGCCACGCTGCGCGAGGTCAGGCGCGAGCGCGTTGATCTGCTTGAACGCCTGGGACATCTGTTGGCCGGCCGAGTTGGTGCCGAGGTAGTTGCCAGCCGCGATGCTGACGGTGCTCCGCCCGAGGCCGGCGACTTGCGGCGCCAGCTTCTGGATCGTATCGAGCGCTTGGGAAACGCCGGGGATCGCGCGGATGAACCGCATGTCCACCGGGGAGGAGATCGGAGGCTTGCCGTCGGGGCGTGCGTCGGGGGCCTGCGGCCCCGCACCGATATCGCTCGCCGTGTAGCCGTTGCTCTTCGCGCCACCCGCGCCCGCCTTATTCAACGTCTGCGGGGCCAGGATGCCGCCGGCATCGCCGCCAGCCGTCACCGGCTCTGCCTCGCCGGACACCTTATTCACACGCATCAGGCCCTTGTCCGTCTGCATAATCTGCCAATCGCCGCTCTTCGGCTGTGCCGCGAAGCCCGGCACGGTCTCGGCCGAGAGGGCCTTCCCGCTGCTCGGGTCATACGCTATCTGTTGTCCGCCCGCGGTCACCTGGCCGTACAGCGGGCCGGCGCTTTGCGAGAGCACTTGTCCGAGGTTCTGCATATTCTGCAAGGCTGTCGGGTGCGCCATGAGCGCGGTGAGGAAGTTGGTGCCGCCGCTCTTCACCGCGGCGCGCATCGCCTCGACAGAAGTCGCGCCGCCTTGCAGCGCTGCGGCGTACGCCTTCGCGCCGCCTTGGATCGCATCGTGGTCTGCCTGCTGCTGCTTCCCGAGCGTGGTCAGCGAGCCTTCGTTCGCCGTGGGGATGCCGAAGATGGTCGCGATCCGGCCGCGGTCGTAATCGCCGGTCAGTGCGGGGTCGCCAGCCCCGGCCGAGCCGCCGCGCAGCGGCGCGCCGCCGCCCTCGCCGCCGCCGAACGCTTTCATACCGCCGCCGGGGATCTTGCCGCCGTGGCCGGCCGCTTGCCCGCGCTCGATAACAGCGCGGTTGATCTTCGCGCCCCCACCGGCGCCGCGCATCGCTTCGCGGACAACGTACGGGATCGGCGATGCGCCGTTGTTCTGGGCCATGTGCTGTCCTTAGCTCGGGATCGAGCCGAATGGGTTGGAGAGGCCGAAGCTTGAGCCGCTGGAACTGCCGGTGCTCTGCTCCGTGCTCGTGCTCTGGCTGTTGCTGTCGTAACCGATGCTCGGCTGCTCGCCCTGCGTGCTCAGGCCCAGCGCTTGGAGGATCGTGGACATTTGCTGCTGATAGAGCGCGGTGCCGGCCGAGATGCCGTACTGCTGGGTTAGTTGGGGTAGCGCTTGCGCGTTCAACCCGCTGACCATCTGGGAGAGTTCGGAGCTTGAGAGCGAGGCCATCTGCGCGGGCGCGTTGGCCTGGATGTTGAGCCCGGTCTGGTACGCGTTGTTCGCGATGCTGCCGGCAGTCGCCGCTTCGGTCGCGAGTTCGCCGCCCTGTGCCGAGGCGAAGGCGTTGTCGAATGCGGAACTGCCGTTGTTCCCAGCGCTGCCAACGCGCTGACCGGCCTGGGTGAAGCTGCCCTGGAGGCCGGGCACCGTCTGCGTGTTGAAGGTATTCGTGACCGGCGCTTCGGCGGCCGAGATCGCTGCCTCCGTCTGCGGCGAGGTCGCGAGGTTGCTCGCGAAATTCGGGTTCATCTCGCCGCTAATCGTCGAGAAGGCGCCGGCGAGTGTCTGCGGCAGCCCATTCACCAGGTTGCCTATACCGCTAAGCGTCTGTCCCTGTGCGGCGGTGACCGGCGCGACGAGGGGGTTGGCTGCGGAGTTCGAGGCGATGCCCTGGACCTCTAGCGGATTGAGCCCGCCGAGGCCAACCTGAGTGCCCTCCCCGTTCGCGATGTTGTTTTCCTGGTACGCGGTATTCCCCGCCGAGGCGGTAAACGCGGGGTTCTGTAGGTTCAGCGGGAGGGTCGCGGACGTGCTCTGCCCGTTGCCGGTGCTCTGGGAGGCGGATTGCTGGCTGCCGCCGGAGATCAGGCACCCGCGAAGGGTTGGGTCGAATTCGAGCCCGAGTGCGTCAGTGTGGAACCGCATTTGGTTGTACCTCGAAGACGGATGCCCGCCCGGTGATCATGCCGATCCGTCGAAGTGTGCGCGCGTACGCTGCATCGCTCCGGCCGGATCGGTTGACCATGAGCAGTTTCTCGAAACCGTGCTCCCGCGCCCAAGATGCGGCTTCCGCCATCATCGCGTGGCCGAGGTTGCGGCTTCCGTCATTGTATCCAAAGAGGACGGTCGGTAGCAACATGAACGGGGTGGGGAGTTGGGTTACGAGGAGCGCGTGAAGCGCATCATCCTCCACCCCCACAAGCACCTGCGTATGCGGCTCGCCGCAGATCTCCTCGATGTGCGGGGCGATTGGTTCGCAACGCCCGGCCACCTTACTCACCGTCCACCAGAGCCAAGGCCGAAGCGTAGGGTGCCGGAGGACGGCCGGCACCGTTACCCGCTCGATTAGCATGCGCGGATCAAGGGACGAGCCACCAAATGCCGGGGTTGCCAGTGCCCCCGTATGTGCATTTCCCGAGGACCGGGGTTCCTGCTGTCATGGTCAGGGCATTCTTGATATTCCCGGAAGTGCCGAAGGGCGTGTTCCCGGTGCTGTTTATCCACAACTCACGCCCCGGCCAGCATTGCGTCAGCGTCTCGACCGTGGTTGTCCCCGAGAGGGTAACATTGTCTGTTGGGGTGGTGATCGCCACGGTCGTCGCGGAACTGGTTGTGCCCTGCCCAACAACACCCGAGTTGTTGACAATCTCATTCGAGACGGCTGTGCCATTCGTGTAGGTGGGGGTGCCGCTGTAGGGGCCGCTGATGTTCCCGGCGAGGTCATTGCCGATAATGGTAACCCCTGTCTGCGTGCCGCTGTCGAAGCCAAACGCGTAGCCGGCTGCCTCGCTTCCGCCGGTCTGCCCGTCGCAGCTAGGGGAGATCGTGTCTCCGAGGAACTTGGCATGCGACACGTCAGTTTGTAACTCGACGCCGTAGTAGGTGCCGCTTGCGGCGCCGATCGCCAAGGCGCAGAGATGGCTGTCTTCGACATCCACACTTGCGACGCCCGTGCCGATTAGCATGTTGTCGTAGCCGCCATAATTCCAGCCGCCCACAAGGACGATGCCCGTCACGGTGCCGCTGCTGGAGTTTAGGATTTGTGCGTTCGGGTGCGTGTTTCCCGCGCCAAACTCTGTGCCGCTCGACGTTGTAGACATCCAGCAGTTGATGCAGTGGAACCCCACCACCTTCCCGGACGACGAGGTGGGGTTGATGTAGAGCGGGGAGCTCGCCGTGGTATCTCCAAGGACGGTATTAGTGCCGAAGAAGAATTGGACGCCTTGTGAGGCTCCGGGGGTCAGTGCTGTCCCATAGTAGGTGTAGAGGATATCATCATCTGCTACGTAGGCGCCGCCGACCTGCACGAACTGCATCCCATACTCGGCCGTGGTGGTCGAGTTGCCGTTGCCCTGAACAGTCGTCGTCAGGATGCCACCGCCGATATTCGCGGTGCCGCCATAGTTGCCGTAGCGGATGCCGGCGCAACCCGAGGCTACCCCTCCCTGCACCTGGGCAATCAACGAGCGCGTTACCCAGTCACTGTTCCCGGAGAGGTCGATCCCGATGCACGGGCCGTAGATGGAAACATTGTCCATGAGGACGAGGGAGGGATACCCGCTCATGGAAATCGCGGCGCCCGATGTGTTCTCGCCGAAGCCTTCCATCCCAATGTAGAGATTTTGGATGCGGGCGCCCTTGCAACCGGACGCCAGCGTGAGGATGGTGTTGTTCTGGCTGAGTGTCAGGAAGCCGCCGCTGCCGACGGTTGCCGAGGTGTTCTGGGCGTTGGGGTTGCCCCCGTCAATCGTTACTGGAGCCGCGCATGTAAGGCCGGAACTGTCGATCCCGTAGAGATACCCACTCAGGTGCAAGACGCCGTTAGTGGCGCCGGCCGCATTCAGTGCCGCTTGCATGGCCGTGGTTGCGTCCGCGGCTCCGCCTATCACCGCACCGAATTGGCGGGGGTCGTAGGTGTTGCCTGGAAAGATGCCGACCCAATGGCTGCCCTCGGTCGTGTTGTCCACGCAGCTTGCGCCATCGTTGGTCAGGGAAGAGGCGGCGCACGATCCCGAGGCTCCGGTGAAATCCATCGGCGGCGCGTTTGCAGCCCCGTCCGTAGCACGTGTGACGTAGCCGACGGGCGACCCGGCCAAGATTGAGGTCTCGGCGAGCATAGTCGTATTCGGGACGATGACATGCGTGTTTTGTACCGGAATGCCCGCAATCAGGACGGCGAGCGCGATCGCGCCCCATCCGCTCAGGGCCAGGTATTTGAGAAAGCGTTGCATCAGCCGATCACCGAGTAAGAAGAGCCGTTCCAGAAGAGCCATGCCCACTGGTAGGGCACGGCCATGACGAGGGTTGTGCCGCCGTCGATGCCGGCCGAGCACGAAATCGTAATCGGGTACTCGCCCGCGTTTCCGGCAACATCTTTCAGCAGCACGAACCCGTCGAGTGCGGTGTCGAGGGTTAGCACGATCGGGGCGGCGGATGTGTTATCGACGAAGGTTACCCCGCCGTCGGAGATCGTCGTCGTCCCGTTGACGGTGCCCGAGGGAACAGTCAGGGCAGCGTCGCCGAGGTTGGCGACCACAAACACGGTCATTCGGAACCTCCGCCCCACTGGGCGATATGGTAGGGCTGGAGAACGCCGGTAACACCGGTCACATAGGTAGAGCTTACCAGAGGTGGTGAGTTGGTTGCAAATGCCGCTTGGAAGGCCGCGAAGCCGCCGCCCGTGGGTACAGGGGAGGACGAGGGGATGCCGGGCACAGTCGGCGGCTGCGGCGAGGGCCAGCCAGTGCTTTCCGGGTAGCTCTGCTGGCCCGGCGCGTTGATGTTCGGCGCGACTAGCGGGTGATCGTGGTGCGGATAGCCGGCGCCGGGAGCCCCGCCACCATTGCTGCTTGGGAAGTCGATGACGAGGTGCGGTGTGCCGGCTGGCAGCAAGGCCCCCGGCTGCGTGGCCGTGGTCACCCCCATGCGCCAGCCGGTCGCGCCGAGGTAAGGGCCATCGTAGGGCGGGAACACGTAGTAGTCTCCAGCCGCATATTGCGGAAGCTCATCCGTCAGGACGAGGTGGTTTTCCCCGTCCCACATCAGATACCAGACCTGGCCGGTGCCCGCGCGGTCGGTCATCCCGACGGTTGGCGGGGTCGGCGGTATGCGGATGGGGCCGAGGTAGAAGTAGCCCATGCCCCACCAGTCGGAGCCGCCGGGGCCGTAGGCGTTGTAGTAGCCTCGATAGAGGTCCATTACCGGATTTCCACTGCCGAAAGGAACACGTTTGTCAGGGTTGCCGTGTCTCCCGCCGTGTTGTTCGCGAGCGCGAGGTCGATCCAATAGGCCGTGCCGGCCGTCAGTCCGAAGATGATGCCGGATAGGCAGAATGGGGTGACAGCTGTGCTCCCCGATTGCAAAGTCAGACCCGTTTGCGTGCCGGTGAGCGTCCCGCCGTTAGATGGCGCGCCGCCGCTGCCGTAGCGTCCTTGTATTTGGGCGAGAGTGGCGGCTGTGCCCGTTACCACGTTCCCGGAAATGCTGAAAAACACCTGCCCGCTGGTATTGGGCGTGATCGGCAAATTGAGCCCCTGCATCAGAAACGTCGAGCCGGTAACAAGGACTGGCGACGCGACCGTTTTTGTGGCAGATGCCCGGACGAGCGCGGCGGTTACCAGCCCTTTGCCGTTGACAGTAAGCCCGGAAAATGTGCCGGTGTTGGAGTTTACCGTCGCGAGGGTTGCCGTGATAGCTGTGGTGCCGCTGCCGGAGGCGTCGCCAGCGAGCGTGATCGTCTGGTTGGCGGTGAGGTAGCTCTCGTTGGACGCCGAGGTGGCCTGCCCCTCCGTGTTGAATGTGATCCCCTGGTAGGTGCCTGCGGCGATGCCAGAGGCCGCGAGCGAAATCGTCCCAGCCTCGGTAATCGGTCCGCCAGCGAGGCCGGTTCCAGTGTTTACCTCGGTCACGGTGCCCGGCCCGGCTACCAGCAGCACGTTGTTCAGCGCATTCGCGACCTTGTAGACCCACTGGTTGAGGGCAATCACAAGTTGGCTGAGGAAGCCGGCGACGCCGAGCAGTGTGTTCGGAGCGCCCCCAGGCACCCCGATCGAATAGGGGATGTTCGGCGGTTTAGTTGCCATGACGGTGCTGCCGTAGCTTCGAGAGGGGGCCGACGATCGTCTCTCCGCAGACCTGGCACGTCGCGCGCCACACCCGCAGGGTCTCGTTGTAGTCCTCGATCTGTTCGGGGGATGGCACCTTCGCGGCGGCGGCGAGGGCCTCAAACTCCTTCTGCGTCATCGCAACCCTCCCGGAACCCAGTCCATGTCCCAGCCGTCGGCAACCCAGCCGAGGCCCGCGTCGTCGGAAACCGTCACAGTCGCGAGACGCCCGCGCCGGTAGTGCGTGGTGAAGAAGATGTCCGAGTTCGAGTAGCTGGGGTTGAAGGTCTGCGTGTCTGTGATCACCGTGGGACCGCCGAGGGCGTCCGCGAGGGTCAAGGTCACCGTAATGTCGCTCGGCGGGGACGCGATGTACTCGATTTCCGGGTAGACGCGCTTCACCAGGGCGCGGCTACGCGCGTTCCCGATGACCTTGCTGCCCCAGGTCACGGTGCAGAGGGCCGGGGTTCCCGCTTGCGTGTTGCTCTGGTAAAGGTTCCAGACATTTCCAAGGTAGTCGCAGGCCAGGTAGGTCGGGGCTGCGGCGCCATAGCCGAAGGAGTTCCAGGGGGCGTTGATGAGGTTCCACTGGTTGCCTGCCCAGGAGTTCCACGTAGGCTGGATCGGCACGTTGATGGCCGCGGATGAAAGGAACGGGAAATCGCGCTGCGTGATCGGCTTGAACAGATAGGAGTTGGCCTGCTCCATGTAGGCTTCGACATACGCGGTCTTGCTGTATAGTTGGCCAGCCGGGTCGGTCGTCAGAGGGATCGCCCAAATGAGGTCGCCGTAAGTCGGTACGATCATGCAGTAGGCAGCCCAGGGGCGTGTCGCGTCGAAGCTCTTCATGACGGATCGCCACACCTGATCGTTCATCACCTGGATGAACAGCCCGTTGTAGCGGTACTCACCGTCGATGCTGAGGAACTGGTGGCGATCGGGAAACTCGGCGACGAGGCCCCCGGCCAGCGGACCCCGCGTCTTAATCACGTCGGAGAAGGCCCAAATCGTGGGGTATCCGACGAAGCTGGCGGTCGTCACAGCGCCGCTTTCGTCGTCGCTGCCGTCGGGACCGCCGCCCCATTTGCCTGATTGGTAGATCATCAGGGTGCTGCCGAGGATGCCCAGTCGGGTGATGATGAACGGGCCGTCGGAGGCTATGCCCTGGAAGCTCACGCCGCCTGCAAACTGCATTGGGAAGCCGTTGTCGGAGGAAGCGATGCTGGTGCCGTAGAGGGTGCCTCCCTGCGTTAAGCCACCGAGGATAAGCAGCCCCTGCTTCTGCTCCACGGCGTTGCACGTCTGGTTAGGCGAGGTGCGGACGAAGAATGCGCCTCCCGCAACGACGTTATTCGCGTTCCCTGCGAATGTCGGGTTCCAGACGATCAGAGGGTCTATGCCGTTGGTGAAGTACCATTGGTCGCCGGAGGCGTAGCCGCCCGCCGCCGGGAAGTTTGTGCTGGAGCACTCGGGTAGGGCCGGAGGAGTGGCGGCGGTGAGGTCTGTCAGCACTTCCCGCACGGTGTACTCGGCCCCCGAGAGGTTGCTGCCCACATAGGGTGCCGTCAGGGTCAACGAGTTGTTGCTTGCTACGCTCTCGACTGTGTACCAAGTGGCCGAGGGGCTATTTTGCTGGTTGCTCCCAAAGCTGATTTGGTCGCCGGCACGGACGATCGGGCGCAGCGATGCACCCTGCCCAATGTTGATCGTATCCCCGTTGGAAATCGTTGCGGTTAGGGCTTGCGAAAGCTCGATGAAGTATTTGCCGCTGGTGTTCACATAGTTGAAAACGGTGTAGGTGCCGGGAGGGATCGCTTCCGCATTCTCCGCGTCGGCAATAACCAACCCGTTGTAGATCATGTTCGTCGCGGCTGAGACTTCAATTGTCGTGGCGCCGGCGGCAAATGTGCCGACGGCGGTCACCGTTGCCTGCTCACCAATGTCCTGTGCCCAGCGGCAACGTCCGTCGCCGGTCACCGTTTGCCCACCGTTGGAGACGGAAACGGTGCCAAAGGTGTAAGTCGGTGTGATGTATTGCCAGGCGCCGGCCGCCGCGATCAGCAGGTCCGTGGTCGTGGCGAAGATCGGCGTCTCGCCGTTGAACGAACTGACGAAGCTGGTGCTGTAGACGATCGGCTTGCCGATGGTCGCCGGTTGGTCGCTTGCCGACCAGCCGAGCAGGTCCGCGCGCACCCGGCCAAACTCAATCCGCACGTTGTTGCATGCGGAGAAGCCGCCGGGCGGGATTTTCCAGGCTGGGCGATCGAGGAAGAGCCCCTGGATCGGGGCACCAACGTCCTGGTTCTGTGGGGGTGTACCGGGATCGACGTTCGCCATCGGTTACGCCGCGGAGGTCCAGGTCGGCGAGCCCGGCGTTCCGGTGTTGATAGTGAGGCTGGGGATTGTCGTGTTGTAGATCAGCATCCCGGTCGGAGGGTTGACCAGGGCATTCTGCTGCGTGGTTGTCAGGATTTGCAAGATCGGGCCAAACCCGGTCGTCGGGTCCATCACGTCTTCAAAGGCGCTCTGCACAGTGCCGCGAAAGGCTTGTTCGTTCGTCGGAAAGGCGCTGGGGTCCGCGGTCGCTGCGGGGTTGCTGGTGTCGAAGTTATACGGGGGTGTTGCCATGTTGTGCTCCTACTGCCTCCACTGATCGCGCAGCGCGTAAACGTCGCGCCGCATTGCGAGTTGCCGGGCCGGCTGCGACTTGATGCCCTTGTCGGCGTTCACGACCATGCGGCCGAAGCCACCGAGGGTCGCCTCGTTGCTGCCGTCGAACTGGACGCCGACGGCCATCGCCTTCCAGGCTTGGGCACGTTGTTCGTCCTCGTTGAACATGAAGCCCATCCAGGTCGCGTAGGACGAAACATACTCGGCCTGGATGCCGTCGAGGGTGAACCAGTTGCTGTCGGTTGCGGCGACGAGGGCCGGCAGGTAGCGATAGTACGGGATGTTGATCCGGTAGTTGCCGTCCGACCAGTCGGAGGAGCCGTCCGGGAATGGGTAGACCTCCATCGTGAGGCCGGTTAATTGGTTGCTGGGGCTGCCCCCTGTCGGCGGCACCTGGGCGTTCTCGGGCTCCCCAATCAGAAGGTCGCAGGGTTCCCCGATCTGGTTCACGTCCGTGGGGTTCCAGGTCCGGTACATCATCTGGCGCTCGGCCTGCCAAACGAGCATCCGCGTGCTGCCGATATACCGGACGTAGTAGGGCATCCCACGCTTGCTCTTCCAGTCTGCCGGGATGTAGCCGAAGACGTGTGTCTGGTTGGCGCCGAGAGCGGGCGTCGAGGTCGTCACATACTGCCCCTCGGCCTCTTGCACCTGGAAACTGTGCATGGTCTGGAGGACAGAGATCGCAGCATTCACCCAAGTCCCGGTGAACTGCGCCAGCGACGAAGGTATGTCGATCAGGTTCGCCTGAACGCGCGCTTGGATGGCAGAAAAATTGGCCAAATTCGACACTCCACGGAGAAAAGGTCCGGCGGGGTGCGCCGGACCTTCGCTTTTCGACGCTTGCGGCTTAGCTTACCGCTTTTTCTGCGTCGCGGCTACCTCGGCGTCCACCGGCTGACTTGCGTCCGCCGGGGCAGCTACGCCGGTCAATTCCTCAAAGCGTCGGAGAGCCACTTCGAGCGAGACTGGCCGGACGTTCAGGGGTTCTCCATCAAAGGTGATATTGCAGACGCCTTCCTGTATCTCGACAACCGCATATTCCTCAAACGAGACGACCACGCGGGCCTCATCAGCAGCTTGGTCGAATTCGAGGTCGATCGCCTGGTTGGCGAGCCGGCGTGCATCATTCCGTTTCTTCAGCCGCGCCCAACGTGCGATATCGAAACCCGCCTCGGCAGCGATGGCCGGTGGGATCTTCTTGTTATGGTCGTTCAGATAAACGCCGGGGTCGGAATGCAGCATGTACACGGCCATGCCATCCCTGGTGAAGCGGATCTGGGCGCCACCAGGCGTATCGATATCGACCTTGTAGGCCGTGCCGGAAAGGGGCGTAACCTGTTGCCACCCTTCGGGATTGGCGTTGAAATCGCGCATTTCGCTCATGGGTCAGCCTCCGCGAGCAAGTGGGGAAGTGGCGGGCCGGAGCCCGCGCGCTCTGGGATGGGTTAGTAGCCTTGCCCGCCTGAACAATCGCCCCACGCCTCCCAGTACACCGACAGCGAGTTGCTGTAGGCCGTGGAGACGGCCGAGGACGGCGCGGGGAACGGGAAGGATGTGACGGTCGGGGTGCCGGACGCGTAAGTCAGCGCCAGCACATCGCCGTGGAAGAGCACGACCGAGGCCGCGTCCGTGGTGGCCGCGCCGACAACCGTAGCTGCCGTCGTCACCGAGCCGCGGGTGATCGTGAAGGATGAGGTCGCCGTGGCATCGCCGCCGATAACGACAAACTCGCCGTTCGGCGCCGCGGGGCCGGAGGTGCCCGAGGTGTAGCTGTAGGGAGAGGTGCCGATCGTCACGGCCTGCGCCGAGGGCGGGGCAGCGGACGCGCCGGAGCCAACCTGCCAAGCGTAGATCGTGAAAGCGTTCGCGGTGCTGCCGGTCCCGACCTTCACCGTGAACTCGACGTTCGGCGGCGCGGTGTTGTCGATCAACTCGACGCCGGGAACGCAAGTGACGAGACGGGCGGGCAGGGGCAGGGTGACAAGGACGGAGGCTGCCGACGCGAAGGTGGCAATGCCGCGGAAAAGCGTGTTATTGAAACGCGGGCCAGAGGCATAACCCCAGCCTTCGCGAACTCCACCATAAATGGCCATCGACAAACCCTCCTTGGGGTTCAGGAAAAGTGGGGAGGCCGAAGCCTCCCCGGTCGGCTTAGCTCTGCGCGTTCACCGAAGCCCAAGCGAGCGGGCTGGAAGGCGTCGGCAGGATGGAAGTCGGCAGGACACCGGTGGTGACCAGCTGGTTGTTGTTGTAGTCGGCGACGAAGCCCTGTTCCTCGACTTCGAGGAAGATCTTGCCGTAGCCCGCGGTCGTCGTGCCGACGGTGGCACAGGTGACCTGGAACTGCTGGCCGGGGAAGATGAGCAGCTGCGTGTCCACCCCACCGGGCGAGATCAACGCGGTCGTCGGCGCGGGGTAGTAGCCGCCGGTCTGTGAGGTCTGCGGGTTGACGTTGTGCCAGAGGACGGAACCCGCGACCACGGTCTGCGTCGCGGCGGTAATCGCGGCGACGGGAACGGTCAGGGAGCCGCCAGCCGTGTCCACATAGAACACCGGCGAGTTGCTGGAGTTGTAGGAGGTGCTCGCACCGCCGAAGCTCGTCGTGCTGCCGGTCGTCTGCGTCCCGCCGGGGGCCGCGAAGACATCGCCAGTGAACTTCAACGTGACGGTGGACCCGGCGACAGGCGCCGTATTCCCCACGACGACGCCCCAACGCACGATCCGGCAGGGCCGGGAAGGCGTGAAGAGCAGCATCGCGGTAGTCGTCGCGAACTGGATGAACGGGGAGGTGACCAGACCCTCGGCGGGGTTCTGGACCATCCTGTGGAGAGCGTTAAGCATTTCTGCGGTTCCCTTAGTTCGAGGCCAATTTGATGACCCGGCTCAGCGAGGGCTGGTCCCAAGTGATATCCGCGTCCATGACGCCCCACCAGCCCACTTCGCGGAAGGTGCCAAGTTCCATCGGCAGGCCGGCACGAAGCTCGGGGTTCTGCACGATCGCGGTGTAACCCGGATCGGCGCCGAAGAAGATGCCATCACCGCAGACCGTCGAGTTGCCCAAAAGGTCCAGGAAGGAGTAGGCGTTATTCGTCTCGTAAAGCTCGAAGCCCTCGATGTCTGGCTGGAGCAAGCCGGCGACCATCGGCTGGTCGGTGTGCGGCGCGATCCAATCCTTGTACTCGACATCGTTCTTGATCCCACGAGCGGCGCGCGTGCTCAGGATACCCACATACTTGCCGGAGCGGAAGTAGGGGGCCTTGTTCTTGCGCAGCTGGTCGCGGATCTGCCGGAGGTCGGCAATGGCGAGGTTCGCGGTGGCCGTGCCGGCCGCGGTGCCATTCGTCTCGAACGCCCCACCGCCGACTTGGCAGGTGTAGGTGTAGGAGGTCTTTTTCAGCGCGGTCGTCGCCATCAGGTCCATCGTCAGGGACATCTGATCGCGCAACATCTGCTGGATGTAGTTGCTCAGGTCGAACGAGGTCAGCAGTTCCTCGAACTCGGTCACCGGAACCTTGAAGCCCCAAGCGCCGACGGTCAGCGAGCGGGTGTTGATCGCGGGACGGCCCTGCGGCAGTGTGTCCTGCTCTCCAACGCGCCCGGCTACCGGAAGCTGCATGAAGCGGGTGATGGTGATCGTGTCGCCCCGACGCTTGCCGAAGCCCGGCTCCGCGCGGAGAAATTTGAGGGTCTGCACGTCGTACATGGCTTCCCGGCGGATATCCGTCGAGAGGGCATGGTTCTTGTAAACCCCTGCCGGGGCGTCAAGCATCCAGGTCATCTCTTACCTTTCATGTCCCTGGACGGCGCCAGGATGGAGGTGCTCAGTCAGTGTGCCGGGAGCACCGGGCCGGTGTCAACACAGTTCGGCGCTTAGTAGATGCGCGCCTTTTTCTGCATGGCGGTGAACTCGTTGTAGAAGGCTTTCGGGTCTTCCTTCTCGCCGCCGCTGCGCGGCTGCGTCGCCGTGCGAGCGCGCGGTGCTACAAGGCCGGCGGTGCGGCTACGCGGCGCTTCTGCCCGCGACCGTCCGGCGCCGCCCAACTTCTGCGCCATCTCGTCCGTGTAATCAAGCACTTCCTGCGCAACTTCGTCGGTGCGGGCGCGGAGAACGGCCATCGGGTCTTGCCCAGCGGCGCGGTAGCGCTCGGCCACCTTGGTCGCGGCGAAGCCAATGATGTCGTCGTCGAGGTTTGGGTTCGCGGCCTTGATCATCGCGTCGGCGCGGGCCTGCACCTCGGCATCTGAGGAGATCCTGCGGGCGTTCTCGGCAGCGCGCTTTTCGACTTGCTGCAACGCGGTGCCTACGGCGCGGTTAGCACGCTCGGCGTAGCCTTTGTGAAAGCCGGCGAGGTCAGTCTGCGGGTCCGGCAGGCCGTCGAGGGTGAAAAGTTCGGGCGCGATCTGCTCTTGCTGCAACGGCTGGCCGCGGGCCGGCTCGGTGCGCGCGCGGATCAACTGCTCGTTAAGCTCTTTCTGCGACCCAAGCAGTTTTTCCAGCAAGCGCTCGGCTTCGCTCTTCGTCTCCTCGGCGTCGCCCGCGTCGGCGTCATCCGTCTCGAAGATCGTCTCTGGGAGGTAGGTGTCGTCAGCCATCGGTGCTCTCCGCGATGTGTTTTGCAGCCGACACGCCCTGCCGTGCCTTCTGCGTCAGCCGTACTTGCAGGGTGTAGAGTGCATTCTTCTTGTGCCAGAACCCGATCGCCTCATCCGCGGTCAGATGCCCAGCGTTCAGCCGCGCGAACGCAAGCTGATCGGTCTTGTACTGCTCAGCCGCAAGCTCCTCGCCGATGAGTGCTAGCGCATCACGCGCGGCTGTCGCGACGTTCATCGCGGCCCAATCGGAGACGCGCGGTTCTGCGCTCATAGCGGCGAGCCCGTTACGGTGCTCGGTGTGTAGACGCCGGCGACGCCCGGCGCATTCTGCGCTGTGTTCTGCTCGACGAAGGAATTCATGTCGTCGGCGTCATTCTGCTTCCCCGACGCGTCGATATCGTTGTGGCCGAGTTCGAGCCAGCGGCGCTGGGCGAAGTGGCCGAGGTAGCCGTATCCGGGCTCGCCGGCGATCTGGTCAGCTACGGTCTTCATTTCCCGCGCGTGCCTTCGCGCGCTGTGTGGAACTCGCCGTGGTCAAGCTGGCCGAGGACCTTGCCGCCCGATGGGCGCGGTAGGTCGGTACTGTCCGCGTTCCAATCCCACGCGGGTCCGACGCTATCCCGGTCGCACATCTCGCCACCGATGATCCCGCAGTAACCGCCATCGAGATCCACGTCAAAGTCCGTGGTGTTCCCGAAGATGCCCTTCTTGTTGTACGGTGTGGCCATTAGCCCATCCCCATCAATGTCTTAGCGAGCCGAGCTTGCTTGCCCGTCTTGCCGGGGGCCGAAGCCTCCTTGTCCGCGTAAGCGCGCGTGCTCATCCCAGCCGCCTCGGCCTTGCGGCGGAATTGGCCGTGGGAGTTGCTCGTCGCCTTCGCAATCCAGTTCGTGTTGTGGCCAGCTTCGAGGAACTGCCGTTGCGCGAAGTGCCCGAGGTAGCTGTGCATCCCGGTTGCGCCGGGGATGCGCGAAGCCATATGCACCGGCGTCGAGCCGGGCATCGGGGGCAGTTTCACTTGCGGCGGTTTCGGGCCGCCGACGATCCCTAGACGAATGTTTGCCATGTGACGATCTTACCCTTTCCGCCGGGCTTGGTTCAAGGCGATTGCAGTGGCCTGCGCCTGGCTCTTGACGACCGGGCCAGTCTTCGACCCTGAGTGTAGCTTCCCCTGCCCCCATTCGTGAAACGTCTTCGCGATCTTTGCCTTTGCCCGCGGGGTCTTCGGCGTGCTCGGAAATGCGTGGGCGATGCCGCTCATGGTGCGATCGCCGCTACCGCGCACCCGATCCCGCCTGTGTACGCGTTGATGAGGAACTGTGCTGTCGGCGCGTGCCCGCTAGCTCCGGCCGGGCCGCCCTGATCCGCGATGTAGGGCGCAGCACTACCAAAACTGCTCAGCCCGGTGCCCTGCCCGTGCGCATAGAGCGGCACACTCGCCATACCGACGCTGTAGAGGAACTCGCCACTGGCCGCGAGGTTGCCGGAGGTCGTCGCGTTGCAGAACCAGAAGGTGCCAGGGCTCAGGCCTGTGCCACCATCCGCGGTGCCATCAAGTGTGCATCCCGAAGTGGGGCAGCTCAGCTCATCCGCTGTGATCCCCAGATCCTCCACGGAGGTGCCCGCGGTTGTCGCTGTGACTAGCGTCCCGGCCGCCGCGAGGTTCGGGCAGTTCCAAATTTCCCCTTGATAATACGTGCCACTGACGCCGGAGCCGGAGAAGAAGGAGCTGGGAACTTCGGTGCAGGAGTTGGAGCCCACGGTTACGGTGCCGGGGGAGGAGGAGGTCGGGATGATCCCGACGATGGACTGAACCTTGGAGCTACCCGAATTACCAGTCCAGGTATTGGTGTAGGTGATCCCGGAGGAACTGCCAATCTGGTACTCGTCCTTGGAACTGGCGACATTCGTGTTGATAACGGTCTGCCCAGCCGTGACAGTATCCCCACTGAGGTCGTTAATGAAGGAGTAGATAAACTCGCCCGAGGAAGACACATTCCCGTTTGTGGTGATTGAGGGCGTGCCAGAAGTGCCTGCGTTGTTATTCCCGACCTCGGCCGGGGAGACCGTCAGAGCGCCGGAAACCTCCGTGCACGCCACTGTCTCGTAGTACACAGTGCTAGGGAAGGTCGCAGTGCATACGCTCTGGCTCGCATTGAGGTTCGGGCAGACAAAGATCACGGAGGCGCCGTGGTTCCCGCCGTTGGCCGTGCCAGAGTAGGTGCCTGGGACTTCGGTGCAGGCAGAGGTGCCAATCGCCACGTCCTCGGCGTTATCACTGACAGCGGCCGGATTGCAGTTGCCGGAGTTATTCCCGCACCAACCGATCGCGATGATCCCGAGGTTGCCCGCGGTAGTGCCTGCTGGGAGGGTCGCCGTCTCGACGGTGCCGGCGCCGCCGCTTGTCGCTGACTTGTGCTGCGTGCCGCCGCCGGCCACTGCAATCCCACCCGCGCCGCTGGCGAAGACATCGCCCGTTGCCGTGCCGCAGCCGGTGGAACTGCACCAGGTAAGCCCCACGGCGACCCCGTGCTTAGTCGTGCCGGTGGAGCTGGAGAACGTCGCCGTCGCTGAAGTGCCGGGCCCGGCCGTCTGTGACGCCTTTGACTGCACCACGGACACAGCCGTTGTCGGAGGCACGTAGTTGGTGTATGTCAGACCGGAAAAGAAGCTGGTGGCGTTGGCGTAGGCCGCGTTGTTCGCCGCCGTTGCCCCGTTTGCAAATCCAAACTCTCTGACGAGGCAATGGGCTGGCCCGCTAAGGTCGCCGCCGGCGCAGGCATGGATGGAGCCGGGCAAGTCGATGCCACCACAACCGCTGCACAGGGATGCGGCAGGCGGCGACGCTGTGGAAACGAGGCCACCGTTGATGTAGTTCTTGACGACATTGGCGCCGGAGCCCCCCCAATTCGTGATCGCGAAGATGCTGCCGATGTTACTGTACGCGTAGTCAGCGAAGTCGTTGATGCTTTCTTCGTCTGCCCCGGTACAGAAGGTCGTGGGGGTCGCACAGTTGTTATTGCTCTGGTTTCCGTTGAACCCGTAGGCGGCAGAGATATAGAACGTCGTGCCGAACACGTCCGAGGCGGTGTGATTGTGCCCGATCCCGACCGGGCCGCAGCAGTACCCCGTCGCCTCTTGCTTGCCGTTGTAGATGACGCTTAGCGCCGCGGTGCCGCCGGTAAACCCAACCGCATTCCCATCGCTAGCGAGTGTGTAGGATTGTGTCCCTGTCGTCTCCAAGATCGGCAAGCCAGTTGCCGCCTCGATTGCATAGGGCGCCGCGGTGCCGCCGAAGGCGTTCGGCACCAGCGTGTTATCGTTCCCACTTCCATCATAAATCTTGCTGTAGGTGCAATTAGTCGAAGTCTGCACCCCGTTCCCGTCCGTTGAGTTGAAGCTGCATCCTAGAGCCGCGAGCGGTGTAAGGTTGACGGTGTGGTTTGTGTTCTGCGGCGCATCGACGGTGCTGCTGCCATTGGAGACCTGAAAGAGCGCACCCGCATAATCCACACTTGGCGAACGGTCTAAACTGTATTCGGCGAAGCCGCCGGAGATCTCGTCAAACAAACCAGCATAGCCGGAAGCGAAATTGGTCACATGGACGGTGAAACCTGGTAGCGTGCTATCCGGTGTACCCCCTGGATTGGTGATATGCAGATACAAGCTAGGCGGCACATCGTCCGTTGTGCCGCTGCTGGCATTGGTCTGGTGGGCATAGCAATTCGGCACGGGACTGTCCGCGCTGCCCCGGACGTTGGTGATGTGGCAGTTGACCGAGGGCGGTACAGCGTCGTCAGTGGCCGAGGCTGTGTTGGTCTGGAAGCCGTAGGCGGATGGAGGATGATCGTCCGCGGCGCTGCCGGACGCTGCAAGCCCGAGCAGGAGCACGAGCGCAAGGAAGGCTGCGCGGATCATGGATTGAAAGCTCCCATGCTGCTGCTGGCTTGCGCCTGCTCGTCCGGCTGGCCCGGCATCCCGCCGCTCGGCGAGGCCATGCCACCGCCCTGGAGGGCCTTCGCGAACGCGGCCATATTCTTCGCCTCGCCGCGCACATGCTTCTTCACATGCCGCATAAGGCGCTTGTTCGCCATGTGCTCGTGCGCGCGTTTGATCGTGTGCGCGGCACTCTCGACTTCGTACTTATCTGGGGCCGGCGGGGCCGGGCGCTTGCTGGCCATTGGCCGCTCCTTGGGCTGGGGCCGCGGATGCGGCGGTCGTGGATGGGGTCGGCGCCAGGGCTGCGGTGGTCGCCGCACGCTGTTGCCGGTTCGCAGCCATGTGCGTCAGGGTGTGCTTGAGCATCTCCAACTTGGCCTGGGTGCGGTATTTCGCATCCTCCTTGCTATCGTTCTTGCTCTTCTCGGCCGCGACCTGGACCTGTTGCGCTTGCTGCTGCTTGTTCTGGTTCGAGATTTGCAGCATCTGCATCTCCCGCGGCGAACCCTCCAACTGGTTCACATCGACATCCATCAGCATCGCGAGGTACTTGAACAGCTTCTCCGGGGGCCATGTGCTGGTCAGCACCTGGGACATCTGCGGGTTCTGCGCGCAGATTTGGAGAAACTGGAGGAATTCCTGCAACTTCTGCTTCCGCGCGAGCAGGCTGGTGATCCCGCGGCAGACGAAGGTGACCTTGTATTCGGCGAACTGCTTCCGCATCTTCACAAACGTCTTCGCCCACTGCTCGCCGATCGCCTGGACAAGCTCCGTATCCTTCATCGAGAAGTGCTGGATGCTCGTTTTCCAGATGAGATCGAGCGTCGGCTCCAGCAGCAGCGTTTCGATGTTGCTCGCGATCGCGCGCATGTAGCTCGTCGAGTTGCTGTCAACCGTGTTGATCTCGGTTGCCGAGGTCCGCGCCTGCGGGGCAGCATTCCCCAGCGTCATATCGTTAAACGCGGCACCTTCCTGCAACTCTTTCTTCAGCATCTGCCAGACGTTGAAGGCGTTGGGATCGAGCGAACCCATATCCACGGCCTTCATGAACTCCTCGGACGTAATCCCCTCAATCAGCCGGAACATCGCGTTCGGGTAGATCCCATCCTCAAGCTGGCTGGCATCCTCCAGATAGCCGGGTACGACGGAGAAGACTTTCATAGTCGTGGCCATAATTCCGTCGAGGATAAGGTTCGTCATCTCGTTGAACGTGCGCGTCAGCTGCGAGAAGTTCTCCGCGTAGGCTCTCCCATATGGCGCAAGCGGTACGGTGATGATCGGCGCAGCTACCATCCAGTCCCGGCCATGCAGGAACGGGTTGGCTTCGGGCCCGCGGATGAGCCACCGGTTGTTCGCGACGATGCATAGGACATTCTTCCCTCTGACGATACCCTGATTGTCGATGAGCGTGCAGTAGTATTCATGTAGGACGATCGGCTTGCGGCTGCTCTGATACCATTGCCCGGTGCCGGTGCGCTTCTCGCGCTCGGCCCGGAAGATCGCTTGCACGGCAGCGCCGTCAACCAGCGCGCTCTCGCACGCCTCCCGGTTGAACAGCGGGTCGTTCACGTTCTTATCCAATTCCATCATCGTGCGGAGGTCGTGCAGGTCCATCTCCTCCCGGTGGATGCGGTAGAGCCCGCGACCGGTCGGGTCGAACCAGAAATTGTACGGATCGACGACCTCCAGACTGGTGTACCCGGTCTTCTCGTCGTCCTTAAAGCTCGTCTTGAACACGGGCATGCTCAGCGCGCCCATCTTCATCGCTTCCTCAAACGTCGCCGCGAAGTCCACTGGCTGCCCGGTGGCATTCCGGCCGATCCGGCGCAACTGCACGTTCATGAACTTGCGGATCACGTAGGCGAGATCACCTTCCTGGTCGTTGTCGATCGAGATCGAGAAGAACTCGGGTTGCGCGACGAGCGCCATGCGCATCGCAGCGGCGAACCGATCGACGTACTGCGGGAATTCGGGCATGACCTCACGGGCTTGCCACGGCGCCTTCTTAGAAAAGTCCCACCTATTGTAGTACAAGTCCAGGTGCTGCAACCAAGTCAAATCGCGCGAGTTCGGACCGGCGAGCCGAGCATACTCGGCCTCCGTCCGATACCCTTCGAGGATGCTGACGATCTCGTCATCCGTTAGCTCGCGGTCGTCGGGGCCAGGACCGCCCTGCGCCTCATCGACCTCAACCTCGGAGAGCGCGTCCGTCTGCTGTCCGGTGATTAGAGCCGGGTATTCCGGCGTCTCCAAAGCCATCGTTATGGCCCAAGGAGCATTTGCACCGCGAGCGCCGTACCGCTATCACCGCCCGTCAGCTGGAACGCGTAGAAGAGGAAGTCGAAGCCAGCGCCGCTGATCGAGCCGGCCTGCGGGACCGTCCCGGAGCTCGCTGAGAGCCCGCCGCCGAGCGCTACCCACGAGACGTTATCGTTGCTGCCGACTAACTGCAGGGTCGCGCTGGTGCTCGTGGCCCAGGTGCCGGAGACGACGAAGCTGCCGCCATTCTGCGCCCGCGCGCGGATGCTCGGGGTCTGATTGTAGTTGCTGCCGCCGGCCGCGTTGTACGCGATGCCGGTGATGTTCACAACACTCTCGCGGTAATTGCTGTAGCTTTGCGTGGCAACGCCGCTAGTACCGTTCGCCATCAGAAGCCCTCTTTCATAAGTTCGCGCATTTCGCGCGGAATGACCAGTTTGGAAGCCGTCTGTTGGCCTCCAAAGAAGGTAGCGCGCGGAGACGCCTTCTGTCCACCCTGCCGCTGCAAGCGGCCGACCGGGAAGAGGCGGGCCGCGGCGTAGCTCAGCGCATCTGCGGGATGGCTGTGGATATCCTTCACCGGCTCGGTGCTGAGGAGGCCGCCGGAGGTCTCCTTAAAGTGCCATCCACCACGGAGCGCGAGGTGGATATCTCTAGCCCGCGTTCGATCAACCTGCACCACCCCCCGGCCACCAACGCTGCGAGACAGGACTGCTCGTAGGGGCTCAACACGCTCAAAAAATCCCGGAGGGCCGCCTCGGAAGGCACCGCCAAGTTCCTGCCGTATGACGCGGACGGCGGACTGCTTGGAAGATGACTGCTCCCGCATGTTCCCGTTGGGATCGCCGATGTGCCTCCAGCGGTAGCCGAAGTATCGAGCGGCCAGAAGCGGCTTAACCACTTCCTGAATGAGTTCTGTGACACCAATGCCGTCTCCTACGATGCTCTGAAGGATGTTCCAGTAGCCGAGCGGAGTAACCTGGGTGATGATGCAGGTCGGATTGAGCCCGAAGTCCCAGCAGAGGGTCAAATCGGCGCCGCGGACGGGCGCGAGACCCGTTGCGAGGTGCAGCTTTTCGTTAAATTGCGGCGTCACCGCCGTCCCGATCTGCTGAAACCCGAACTGCCCGTCGATAAACCGCGAAACTAGGTCCTGCCGATGGCGAAGTTGCTTACGAAGCATCTCGTAGTAGCCCGGTGGGAGGTTTTTTTCGTTCTCCGAACCCGCCGGCTGCCACAATTTGAACCCATCGGCGCCGGGATCGACAAATCTCTTATGCACCCAATGTGTATCGTCCGAATTGTTGCTCGCGAGCTTCGCCGCGTACCAATTCATGCCTGATTGGCGTAGCCGCGTGAGCGCCAGATCAAAGACCAACTCGGGAACGCCACCGCTGCCTTCGGCGGGAGCGACCTCATCGGCACCGAAGCCGGCGAGTTCGAGGGATTGCAGCTTGGCTGCGTCCTTCGGATCGTCCATTCCGAGCCAGATGATCTTTCCGTCGCAGATCCCGCTGGCCCAATTCCACTCTTTGTTCGTCTCATGCCACGTTCCCATCACGCCGGGAGGAAAACGCTCGAAAAAGGAAGCCAGCGTCGTGCGGCGCAGGTTCTCCCACGTATCCCGGATCATCGCCCACTTGGCGCCGGGGTTGTGGATCGTGTGATAGAGGTTCGCCCAATTGAGCGCGGTGCTCTTGCCCTCGCCGACCCGCGTCGAGAAGAAGTCCGCTTGGGCTTGCGACTGGATGAACGCGCGTTGGGTCGGGTTCGGCTTGAACTCGATGCGGATTTCGCCCTCAGCCATGTGTCAGCACCTTCTGCGGCGACGGTAGGACGATCGTGAAATCACCATCCACCGAGGCGCCGGGGCTCTGCCCCGGCCCAATCGGCAGGTCCGTGTTGAAGATGACCGTCATCCCCGGCCCGGTGGCCTTGTTGTCGCCGTAGGCGCTCGGCTTCAGTCGTGCCGTGATGTGCTTGAGCCCGTCTTGGGCGGCTTTGAGCGAGTTGACCCGCGCATTTGCTGCCTTGTCATCTGCGTCGATGGTTCCGCTGGCGGCCAGTTGCGCCGTAACCGAAGCCAATTTGTCAAAGAGCGCATCGACGTAATCTGCTCGGACGGCTCTCCAGTCGTCTGCCAGACTAGGGTCGTTGCGACACCAGCTGCGAAAGACAGCAGGCCGAAGCCCAAGCTCTGCACAAATATCCACCAGTGGCTCGCCATCGGCGTGCCTTTCTAAAATTATGTCAACCTGACGTTGCCGCACTTCGTCGCGGCTGGGCCGGCCGATCTTCGGGGCGTCGGCAGCGCGCTCCTCGCGCTCCCGACCTGGGATGAGAGTACGTTTCACGAACGGTCAGCCTTTCTCGTGAATTTACTCGCCATTCTGGCAGACTTTCCGACCAGCTTGCAAGTACCGCCTCTCGCCGGTAAGCTCCCATATAAGTGGTTGCTGGGCTTGACTGACTGAGTAGGATACAGGGCGGCAGGGAGGGATACGATCCCTGTGGCTTCGCCGCCCTTTCCGCAACCCGCTGCTGCGCCCGGCCTTTTTGCCTCAACTCGCGCTATGCGGGTTTTTTTATTTCCCACACGGGGAGCGTGCTGGCCCGCGTAGGGTCCCGCGATCTCCACACCGAAACAATCACTTACGTGGGAGGAAAGTCCCCGCCGGCCCCTCCCGCACTGCCCGCCGCGACGCGGCAGTGCTACGCGCCTGTGCCACCCGAAGCGCACACACAAGGGGCGACGGTGATAGCCGCGTCGGCGCCTTGCGATGCCCGAGCTATGTGCTCGACGCATGCCTGCCCTGCCAACTCTGCGCTGCTCACCGCGTCGCGGCCGTGCCATCTTCCGGGCTCACCGAAACCGTGGAGGCAGCGATGCCCGCATATCCGACCTACACCATCCTAGCCTGCCGCACAGACGGCCGCATCCTCACCTTGCATGCGAGTGAGGAAGACGGCGCGAGAAAAATCGCTGAAGAGCTCTTGCAGGGCAGCGGATACGTCGCCATCTACGATCGCGACGACAACGAGATTTGGAGCTCAGACCAGCCATGAAATCCCAGCGTCGCAGCTACCGCAACCCGCACACGCACCAGCGCCATTACAGCCGCAAGGCCGCGGCCCGGCGCTATCGGAGGCAAGCATGAGCACCCCCTACCGCTTCATCAACCACTACGAGCACTGCGGCGAGAGGTGGGATGATGAAAGCGATTGCATGAACAACGATCGCTGCCCGGAGTGTGACAAGGAAATCGAGCCCTTCGAGAGTGAGGATTTTGGCTCCGACGACGACGATGAGGATGAGGAGATTACACAGTGACCGAGATTGACCGCGAAGTCGTCGCGCGCCGCGTGCGCGCCCTGCTCGAAAAGACCACAAGCAACGGCTGCACTGAAGCTGAAGCGCTTGCGGCGGCCGAAAAGGCGCGCGCGCTCATGGACGCCTACCGGCTCACGCAAAGCGACCTGGAGATTGCAGCTGAGCCGATTGTCTCTGTGCTGAAAGCGCAGCTTGTGACCGAAG